TGTCCTGTATTAGCAACCGCATCTAATGGAGCAATTACTTGCTCTAGTTTTACAGGATTGCCGTCTGGATGGACCGCAACAGGCAGTGGTAGTTCGCAGGTTGTAACAGCTCCTGGTACCTTCGCGGTAGGCACTCCGATCGCACCGTCGATTACCCTGGACGGGTCCACTGGTAATGGCACATTCTCAGGCACCGTCACGGCTGGCGCTGTGAACAGTATTGTCTCTTCCTGCTCTTATGCTGGGGCGACCGCCGATGTGCAGATTACGGCGGCTCTCGCGGACATCTCTAGCGGCGGCACAGTGGATGCGCGATGCTACGGAGCATTAACAATCTATATTGCGGCGCAGGTGCATGTTGCTCCGGGTAGCATGTCAGGGCCTTCCCAAACGTTGCTCTTTGATCCTGCCACCAATGTACTTCCTTCGACAAACTCCACGAACATGTTCCTAAAGGGACCGAACGGAACGATCAAGGGCCTTCATACTACTTTTCCTAGCACAGCAGCTTATACCGGGAAGGAAATCACAATCAACGAAAACTCTATTGATGGTGCCACGGGGGGAGTTGAGGACTTCAACTTCAATGTGAGTGCGGAGTCTGCCGAAGGGCAGCCGGGCGGTTATGGCATTTATGTATCTTCAACCGCCTCGTATTATGGCATTGCCTTCATTCCATTCAAGCACATCCGCTGCTACGGAGGTTATCGCTGCATTTATATATCGGCTTCTTCTAACGGGTGGGTGAACGATAATATATTCGAAGATGTGCAGGCTACCGGAAGCGGGGCTGGAATCGAACTAAATGCCACGGGCAATCCTACTCTAGGCAATGCGATTAATAATACGTTTTTTGGCTATACCTATGAAAATCCGAGCGGAATTGGTGGTGTCGGAATTCTGTACTCAGGCACAAGTTTTATACAAAATAGCTTCATCGGCGGAGGCGCTTCTATAGACGGCACCGGCGCTGTATTTCAAAACACAAACACCTTTGCAGCTTCGATTGGAAGCTTAAGTTACTTCAGCCCGATATGGGGAAACGTCAGTAATAATAGTTTCGCTTCTGGTACAGCCACGAATGGAACGGCGACGACTTCTTTTCAGACTAACTCTTCTCTGCTCAATAATGGGGTTACTTCCGCTGGAGAGAATCTAACTGGCTACGGTTTCGGGGTAAACGGTGCTGGTGGAAACTATTACCAGCAGGGCGCAGCATTCGGTGCTTATCTCAAAACCTTCAACACAGCAGGTTTCAAGTGGTACTGCATGTACGGGTCCAATAATCCATCTCTCTGTGCGACGCTTGATCCAAGCGGAAATTTTCTAGTTCCAGGATCGATGTCTTCTCCGGCGATTATTCCTACTAACATCACTCCCAGCACGTCTCCGGTCTGCGCCAACGGCACAGGCGGGGCGCTTACAACGACGGGGTGCGCAGGCGGTAGCGGCAGCTATCTTCCCCTCACTGGCGGCACGCTGACCGGCGCACTCAGCGGCACCAGCGCATCGTTCTCAGGCAACGTCGCGGCTGGCGCTGTGAATGGAGTTTATTCTGTGGCACAGTTTCCCGGCGCAGATGTGGGTGCAAAGATCAATGCCTGCCTTGCCGCGCTGCCGTCTGGAAAAGGAACATGCGATACACGCGGACTTGGCACAGGCGTCTTCCCAATGGCGCAGATTACTATAGGGAACGGCCAGAAGTTACAATGCGACTTTGGGCAGGAATTTCAGCCGACGACCGCCGCTGAAACGATGGTGATTCAGAACAACAATTCTATCATCACCGGATGTTGGTTTGACGCCTCAAATCAAGCGGCATTCTCTGGCGAAGTCATAAGCTATACTGACAATTACCGCGATGGAAGTCAGACAACCTTAGAGCACTCGAAACTCACCGCCTATCCCGTCAGAACGGGCACTGCGATCTATATATCTGCAACGAACGCGGCTACGCAGTCGATTTACACGGTCGCGTTCAACGATGTGACGATTGAGGGCTTTCAATACGGTCGATACCTCACAGCCACAACGACAGGTTTCATCAACTCGGTAAGCTTTAATGGGGTGCAGGATTCATATTCGATCATCGGCACGGAAATCAATCCGACATCGACGGGACTGATAGCACGAAATAACTTTATCGCGGACAATTTTCAGGCCCTGATCCCCGGCGATATTGGAATCCAAATCGATGGAGCGGGCACCTGGCAGCAGAATTATTGGACCAACCTCTCTATCTGGGACACGAACAACGGGATCGTCATCAACAACACGACGACTAATGCAGGAAACTTCTTTTTCGGATCATTTGATGGGTATGCTGTAACCGACCCAACAGGTACTAACACCTTTTGCAATCAATACAATGGAGTTTGCAAATATGGAAATACAATCACGCTGGAAGCAAGCTCTATCCGCTCGTTTGGTAGCGTCGGGGGCGCTAATCTCTATGCAGGTGGCGTGCTTCCGTTCGCGTCTCAATCTGAGGCAATGGCGGGCTTCAACGCCTCCACGGGAAACGGAGAGGCAGACTGGTACACGGGACTCTATACCGGGGCGTCTTCTTATGCCCATCAGTGGTGGGCTCCGAATAGCAGCGGAACTGCATGGCAGTCGCTTATGACGCTGAACGATTCGGGGACCCTGACTCCAATCGGAGGTTTGAGCACTCCGATCCTAACTGTAGGCTCGATTACATCTCCGGCAGCCACATCAGCCACAGATTCCGCCTCGCTTGGACCAGAACTGACCACCAGCGGAACATGCAGCGGCACCGGCTGGACAGGGACTTATCCCAACTACGTTGCACCTGGAACGACCGCACCGCTGACTTGCACAGGATTTACGAGTGGAAGTTTTTACCAGATTTCGGCAGGAATAACAGGCAACACGGGCAGTGGGACGGTAACAGTCGCAATCGGGACAGCACAGACGTATACCAGCAGCACGGCGGCAAGCAGCACACTCACATTCAGTCCGAAGGCGAATGGAACTTCGCTTACCTACACGCCGACTGCGGCTTTTAACGGGACGATAGCGATCAGCGCAAAGAAGATCAACCCCATCACAACCTTTTCGTACACGGGGAAAGACTCGACTGGCGCAGTATCGACTACCATGCTGTATCAAGGCTTGGCTTCTTTGCACAACATTTTCGAGGGCGGGGGCGGAACATATAACACGACCGGCAGCTACAACTCCGCGCAGGGGTACAATGCCCTCTACTCCAACACGACCGGCAACTACAACTCCGCGCAGGGGTACAATGTCCTCTACTCCAACACGACCGGCAACTACAACTCCGCGCAGGGTTACCAGGCTGGTCAATTTATCAGCGACGGTTCGACAGCCAACGCAACCTCTTCAAACAGCGTCTACCTAGGCGCTAACACGGAGGCAAAGGCCAGCGGCGACACGAATGAAAATGTGATTGGCAACGGAGCAGTTGGGAACGGCAGCAACACCTCAACGGTGGGCAACACTGCAACGGTGGGAACCTGGTTGAACGGCACTCAGCACATCACAGCAACAGCGCCCATAACCTCAGCGGGAACTATCGCGGCCTACTCCACCAATGCGGGTGGCGAGATCACCGGCCTGAGCGCGGCAACATCCGTGACTATCACCTTTGCCAATTCTGGATGGACAAATGCGGCGTTTTGCACGGCGAACGCGAGTACAACGCTGGCAACCAACGTCTACAACAGCGCACAAAGCAACACGGCGGTGACGTTCACCTTCCCATCACTGACCGGCAACCTCTTCTATCACTGCGAAGGAAACTAAGGAGCATCATGGCAGACAGAATCACAACTATGCAGAGCAACTCGGATGGGAGCTACGACTTCGGCTTCCTGTTTGATAACGGCGCGGGAATCACCGGGGAGACGGATGTTAATGTTCTCGCTCCAATCGGCACCCCAGCGGTCTACGCCAGCGACGGAATTACGATCCTGACGGCGGCTGTCCCTGCGGAGAGCGGTTCTCACCCATCCAATTACTGGGCAAGCATGGTGTCGGGGGCTGAGGTCCAGTCAAGCAGTCATCATATCTGGATCAAGAACGTGGAGATCAGCTACATCTGGAGCACAGGTAGGTCCATAATGAAACTTCCTCCCCCATCCTTGTTTTTAGACCAAATAGGTAACTACATTAACAGGCTCTAAATCTACTATTTTTCAAAGCATAAATATACTTATGCCAATATCAAAAACAATAGATTTTTTACCGCCATATTTACGAACGCGTCCGAATAAAAGATTTCTAGATAGCACGTTAGATGTGCTAACTTCCCCACCACAACTATCTAGATTTAATGGTTATATCGGAAGACAATGGAAAAATGGCACATTGCTAGACGGCTCTTACCTATTAGAGTCAACCGCGCCTAGGCAGAATTATCAATTAGAATCAGCGTTTGTTACGACAGACGACCAAAATAACATAACCAATATTTCTAATTTTATTGATGTACTTAATGCTACCTCAAACAAAGATGGCATCGTATCTGACTGGGCTCGAATATTAACTTCCGGAATGTATAGTTGGAAGGGATTTGTCGACATCGACAAATTAATAAATTATCAAAATTATTATTGGCTGTATCAACCGGTAGATAATATTCAATCCGTTAATGCATGGTACTGGAATAATAGCATAGAAATTAATGATTCTATTAATAATGTGCAGGGCCATATTTCTTATATAACATCAGATAATATAACATTATTAGACGGCATGATTGTATCAATTGCTAACGTAAGTTATATTGTTGAAGGTGTTGGAAAAGAAATTGTTTTAATTCCGTTAACAAACATTCTAACTCCTTCGTTTGCCGCCGATCAAAATAATCCTCCTGATTATTTGACAATAAACCGTTCTGCTCCAGATCTTAATTTATGGAGTCGCTCAAACTTATGGGTACATAAAGATACAGTCAATGCTATAATATCAGCGCTGTCCTTGGAAAATACTCCCCAGAGTTTCATAGCAGCAAATCGGCCAATAATTGAATTTATACCTTTAGTTTTATTTGATCAGGGAAGAATTGGTCTATCACCAGTTACATACGTCGATTTTTACACACCTAATGCTTTTTCAATTGTACAAGGTGCAGCTAGTTTTTCATATAATGGTACATCACTAAAATCTGGTGATAGTGTAATTTTTGCCGGCGACAAAAACAGCAACGTACGAGCAACACTTTATACCGTTAATTTTATTGATCCAAATAATACAAATAACTTTGTAATTCATCTTTCCCCATCGCAAGTCGCGGTCGAGAATAATTGTACATTGGTTACAAGCAGCAATGAGACAATAATATTTGACGGATCAAATTGGGCTGTATCCTCGCAGAATAAAACCGGTATTAATCAGGCGCCGTTATTTGATGTGTTTGATCTGAATGGTAATAGTCTTGCTAATGTTTCATTTTATCCAGATTCAGATTTTGCCGGCAGCAGTCTTTTTTCATATGAAATTGGAGTAGGATTAAATGATTCTGTATTGGGATTTCCGCTGTCATATGGTCCAATTGGCAATCTAAACGATGTTATTTTTACAAATAATTATGTATCTGATACTTTTTCCTATCTAACTACAGGAACCAATCCGCAAAGCATTATTATAGGAAGAGCGCACCAAATTGATTCGATTTCCCATGATGAATCAATATATGATGCGTGGCAATATGTTAACGGTGATAGGCAATTATATCAAAATACTGTCGCTTTTGGATCGAATATTATTCGAATGGTTGGAACATTATTAAATGGATTGTCACCACAGATTTTTGTAGATGGCACCAAACTATCAGCCGATCAATTTACCGTTGTCCAACTCGGTGAAAAAATTGTTGTTACCATTAAATTTGATCTAATCTCTGTAAATAGTGTTGTTTTTCTTAAAATTCAAAGTGCAACACCAATAACAAATGCTTGGTACGACGTTCCTTCGGCATTTAGCAATAATCCTCTAGGCCAAAGTTTGCCTGTATTAACAATGAGTAATATTAGAGATCATGCTACTACAAGCCAGGTTAACGCAAATGATTCTAGCCGCATAATAGACTTACAGCTTAATTCTTATCAGGGCGTTGCTGGAAGTATGCTATATCAAGAATCATTACCAATTTTGCCAGCCCTATTATTAACAAACCCCCAGTTTGATATAGATCAGGCTATTAGATCAGCGGGTGAAGACTATATTTCCTTTAAACAAAAATTAATTAATACGTTTTCCCAGATTTCAAATGCGCAAAATTTATCATCGAAACAGGTGGTTGATACCGCATTACAGACTATTGCCTCGATTTACACATCTGGCCAACCCTGGGCTTCAAGCGATATGTGTTACTGGGGCGGGAAGCAAACGTCGATAACAGTTTCTAATGTTAGAGCTGTTACATTTAATTTAACACAAGTTTATAATTGGAATGCTTCAAATTATCAATCGTTACAGGTTTACATAAATGGAACCCAACTTACGTATGGAATTGATTATAAAACTACAGATAATATACTAACTATATTACGAACATTAAACCTAAAAGATTTAATTAATATATATGAGATTTCCAACACTAGTGGATCTTTCATACCGGCAACTCCAACTAAGTTAGGTCTTGCTGCGGCATTCATTCCGCAAATGTATATCGATTATACATATCAAACTCCTAGAAAAGTTATTCAAGGTCATGACGGAAGCATAACAGAATGCTTCAATGATTATCGTGATAATTTACTTTTGGATTATGAATTACGTGTATATAATAATCTTAAGGTTAACAATCAACAGTGGGTTGATATTATAGAAACCCGGGTTCATCAAACAAGTAAATTTGCAACCGGCGTTTATTCTGAAGCCGAACAATTAAATATTTCGCAAAGAATGTTTTATGAATGGACGGCACAATATAATATCAGTTCAGATAATAATTTCTACGACGAGAATAATCTATTTACCTGGAACTGGAATTCAAGTCTTGATAAATTTGGGCAACCATTATTAGGATACTGGAGGGGAATTTATGATTGGTTCTATAATTCCGAGAATGTAAATACTCGTCCATGGGAAATGCTTAATCTGTCGATTAAGCCGTCATGGTGGGATGCAACATATGGTCCAGCACCATATACCGGCGAAAATAATGTAATGTGGAATGATATTGCAAATGGTATTATTCGTAATCCAAATGGCATTTCCCTTAGTAGTTATGGAACCAGAGTGGGAATGCTGGATGTTATTCCCGTGAACGAAAATGGTATTTTATTGAATCCTAATGAGGCAGTAGTAGGAACATTTAATAATAGCTCCTCACCCGATGGATTTATTTATGGAGACTGCGGCCCAGTAGAAACTGCTTGGAAACGAAGTAGCATATATCCGTTTTCAAGATTACGCGCATTAATTCTTCAAAATCCTTTATTCATGCTAGGTACCACGTGGGATATGAATAATTATACCCCAACGAACGGGGCATATCAATTTAAATTTCAAAATAATTTTTTCGCTTCAAATAATCAGATAATAATTAATAGCGTCGATGCAACCCCTGTTAATAGCATCGTTAATTATTCAGTAGAATATATTCGACGCAATGGGCAGGATCCTTCTATATTAAGAACAACATTAAATTCTACATTTGTAGAATTAGCTTACAGTATGGCAGGATTTACCGATGTTCAAAATTTATCGGTATTTGCTTCGCCGAACAACCCAGCAGATGTCGGGGCCGAGGAAATGATCCCGGATGCCGATTACTCCTTGTTCCTTAATACTAGCACCCCGGTAGGTACAATCAATTATAGTGGGGTAATTATCTCAATTGCCGGCAATAATACGGGGTATAAAATAACTGGATACAATCGTAATAATCCATACTTTACCATTTATGCCGCTGCCACCACCGCGGCGTCGATTCCGTTGGGAGTTGGAAATAATAACTTTACATATCCTGCTATTTTCAGTAGTAAAACAACAATTATACCTTATAATACAACATTGCCGGATCAGCAATCGGTTATTAATTTTCTTGCAGGATATGGTCAATTTTTATTAACAAATGGAATTTCATTTAATGTAAACATCGATCAAGATAAAATCGACTGGTCAAATGCGGCTCTGCAATTTGTTAAATGGAGTCTAGTTAATTGGGGAAGCAATGATCTATCATTAGTTCTTAATCCTAGTTCTGCAATAATTGAATACACAGCAACGTCCGGAACTTTATATGATTTATCGGATCCACTGTCTAGTCTAGTTCTCGATGTAAATGGTAATTCTGTTGATCCTAAATATTTCGATGTATATAGAACTGGGAATACAGTATCTATAACAAATCAAGACGGCAGCGTATTTGCGTGCATCGCTGCAAATATTGTTAACTATGAACACCGATTTGTTATTAATAATGTTTCAGAATTTAATGATATAATTTACGACCCCGTCACTGGATCGCGACAAAATAGACTCTTAATATCTGGGCAGAAAACAGCCAACTGGACTGGCTCTCTAGATATTCCTGGCTTTATTTTAACAACAAATCAAGTTGATTCCTGGATTCCAAATAAAGATTATCTATTGGGTGCAGTGGTTAAATGGAAAAATTTTAATTACATCGCGAACTCTGACATTATAGGAGCTGCTTCTTTCCAATATAGTCAATTTAAGCGTATTTCTACAACTTTTACAAATCAATTACTACCAAACCTATCACTTAAAGCTGTTGATTTAAGTAATGCATACAATATTAATTATCGACCATATTTAACAGACTTAGTGACACTAAGAAATAACACTATTGGGTACGTCGAGCGAGACTGGCTATCTTCATTGGGCATCGATCCAGCCGGGCAAACAAATTTTTATCGAGGATGGATTAAAGAAAAAGGCACGGTAAATGCGCTGAACAGTTACGGACGCGGGTCTACCTCGAAGTTTAACACCCAGGTTTCATTAAATGAAGAATACGCAATGAAAGTCGGTGAATACGGTGCCACAGCTAGAACCGGATATGGTGACGTGAGTCTTCCACCCTCAACCAATACACAAAATCCATTGGTTATATCGTTTGTCTCTACTCCAGATATCAACGATACCTCAACAATTCAAGTTACTCCATTTAATCTATATGAAAAATCTACTAACTGGCAGAATGATTTTATTCAAAATTATGGTAATCTTAAATTAACCAATCCTAAATTCATTGACGGCGGGCCAATATTACCAGAAAATATTATTTCTCAGGCCTATCAAAAAATTCCAGAATTTATCGAATCAGATGAAGCATCATTATTCTTTGCAAATATTTCGACAATGATGCAAAGCACCTCACAAGATAATATATTAAAAATCGCTGAAAATCAGGGTTCATTTTGGATCGAGTCTAATACACTTGCCGATGGACCAAATCAATGGGATGTTATAACTTTTACCGGAGCAAACACAAAAATAAACTCTATAACCCAACTAACATCTAATTCTATTAGTTTTGGAATTTCGACGGATATCGGAGTAGTTAAAAATGATGTTATTATTATTGATCATTCTGATACTAATTCAAATATTTCCATCAGAGGAACTTTTAAAATTTTAGATTACTATATTGCACCTACTGCAAATAGCTATGCAAATCTAACGATTGTAGGTAATTTTGCAAATTCAAATATCTCAAATATTAGTTACGTTCCGGCGTGGGATGAATTGTCAATATGGACTAACCGAAGTCTAAGAGGAAAATCTATAGCCGAAAGTAATATATCAGCGGTTGACGATCATATATATGTTACAACCGATTCTTTTGGTGAAGCAGCATATACACTAATTACCCCATATGCCACCGAAATAGCATATGAGGATGTAATTAATCAAGATTTAGTTGCCTCTTTATTCTATGATTCTGCTTCACAAATGATATGGTCCGGAAAACCATCATCGGCTGATGGTTTTGGAGAAGTAGAAATACGAGTGTTATCACAAACAATTACTTCAAATAATATTGCTCTACCTGCGTTAGATTCTAAAATATATGCAATTGAGCCGTTAAATCCGACAACCTTTAATTTGGGCCGAAAAGTTATATGCCATCAAGGAATAGGAGCAATCTCAGCAACAACAAGATACAATAATATTCTTACTAATATTGGACAGGTATATATTACTCAATTAAACGACTTAAATGTACCAATTGTCACTCAAATTTTAAGCGGCGATGGTGTTACCATGCCAACTTTAAATAATTCAAATTTTGGTTATAATTTTGCAATGAGTGATAATAATTGGTTATATGTCTCAATTCAATCTATGACCGCTGCGGGATTTGCCGGTATAGCAGTATATTCACTGCAAACGGTTCCGTTACTTTCATATTCAGTTCTTTCAACGACAAGTAATTCAATTACAGTTAATAACAGCATTCTAGATGAATATAGCATAAAAATTGTTTTAAATTATCCTAATGCTATTCCAAATATTCTAGTACCCGGAATTGATTATAGTATATCTTCGGGTAATGTGATTAATATAATTAATCCAAATATAATAATTTCTGATTCGGATATTGTTTCAGTATCTGGCTTAACCAAATATTATAAATTTCAAGGCAGTTTAATTGATCCGACGGGACAAAATTCTGGGTTTGGGACATCGATGGCGTGCGACGCAGCAGGAGAAATAATAGCTGTCGGCGTACCACAATTTAATAGTAATTTTGGTGGAATTATAATTTTTAATAGAGTTATTGAAAAAACTTATAAAGCCGCAGCTACGGCCAACATAACAACAATAAATCCATTTTCATCTATTTCTTCAATAACTGTTAATGGACAATTATTATCACCTTCGAAATACTCATATCCGAGTGATAATCCTACTAATATTAGTTTTTCTCCTAATTTATTAGCGGGGAGTGTCATTCAAATCGAAGGATTTTGCTTCGCACTTTCACAATTTATACAGCCGCCAAATGGTACAGATTACTATTTTGGGATGTCATTAGACGTACAGAATAATCAGTTAATAGTAGGCAGCCCTGGTAGTAACAATAATACAGGAGCAATTTATTTGTACTCACTTGATACTCAACTAGCATCTACAAAAAGTATTCCTCTGTCAGATTTAGTATTGAATACACCGTCATTTAATGTAAATGATTGGGTTATCACTCGATCTGGAACTGATGCATTAACTTTGGTTAATGATATTAATTCTTTATCTAATTATTCGGGGATTACAGCATCTATAGCTAATAATAATTTGATTTTATTTATAGATCAAACATTACAATCCACCGGTATAACTAATTTTCCATATACCTGGACAAATACCGAAATTACTTTTACTCCGCCTGCAATTACCGGAAATATTTTTCGAGATCGCCCGCCAACATCAATTTTTCAAGCATTGTGGAGTCTTAAGAACTCCGGCGGCGACCTTGGGAATATTTCGCCAATTATCCCCCCTGGTATTCATCACTTCTCTCCGATGACAACGACTGCACCGTTAAGAGGCATTATTTAAATCGTGAACTGCCATGTCCGTTAGAGATATGGCAATTCAAGCTCAATAATTGGGGATAAATAAGAAGAGGGAGTAATCTGTGATAAGTCAAAGCGTATTCAGTAAATTCGTATTGGTTGATTCTATTGTTCCGTCGGACTCTGTATTTCAGCAAGTGGGACAAAACACCAAATGGTTAGGACCCGATCTTATTGGCACCGTTAAAACTATAAACAATCAATCCGTGCCAAACCCCGAAGATTCTTTTTTGGACGGTACATACTTTGATGGGTTACAAAATAAGTTTATAGAATTAACAACTGAATCCGCTCAAAATATTACAATTTATCAGGTATTAACAACGAAAAGAACCTGGGTAGATTCTACACAGGATATAATTCAGCTTACCCCTGTTAACAATATTATTCTAGAAAAAAGTGTTCAGCCGAATCTAATATATGCTGGAAATATCGAAAACATTTTTATTACCGATTCGGCAAATCCCGAAGAAACAATAAAAATTTTTAATAATACAAATTTATCGCATGGTTGGACTGTCGAAACTTCACAAGAGCTGCCTATTGACCCGGCTAGCATAAGCAGAGCTTGGATTTATGACTCTGTTACCAAAATTAAATTAGTTGATCTAGAAGTAGTCGACCTATCATCTGGCATATTACCAGGTACACTTGATGAAAATTTAGATTATATATGTGACAATGATCCAGCAATTTATAATATTCCAAATTGGATGCCTGGAGCATTGTATAACATTAGCGATCGTGTGCTTTACGGTGGATTACTTTATCAAGCCCTGCACGCTGGAAAAAGTGGAAGCGTTTTTAACAGTAAGTTATGGACATTAATTGAATCTAAAAACACCTTTACTAGCCCGGGTAATGAAAAATGGGGAAACGCTCAACTAGGAAAAACCTGGTTCAAGACACAAAATCTTAAGACAGTAAATGCACAATTAGGCACGATTTCACAACGGGCATCTGATTGGAATCAATGGTTCCCAAACTCCCAAATCGAAGTATATGAGTGGGTATCTAGCGCTGTTCCACCCGCAGCATATTCAAGTTCGGATGCAAACGGATATATAACCGACCCCAATTGTCCATATACATTTGACGCAGCATCTAATGCTCCCTATGGATTCTGGGTATATGATAAAACTCTGCCCGGTACAAGACATGATATGTCTACTGATCAATTAATATCTGCCTTGGCAAATATTCCAAATTCTGGAATTCCTATGTTAACGGCTATCGATACTAATGCCGTCGCTGTGTGGAATATTAACCAATTTATATCTGCAAACACCGTTATTTTACATATAGATTATGTTCTAGAATCTGCCGATAATCAACCCCACAATGAATTTGCGTTAATTAGTAACGATGGTACAAAGTCATGGTATCACACTCCAATCTATCAAAAATTTATCGATAGTTTAACTGGAGTTACCTCATTCGACCTTCTAGTACCCGACATTACATTACCTAGTAGTCAGCAAACCGGAATCTTAGAAAACCCGGTTCAATCAATTTTTGTTAATCGAGTAACAGCACTAGACATTTATTATTCTGTTATTAATTCACAATTAGCAAATTTAGCAGTGACATCTAGCGCAATTATATCTGCATTAAGCGCGAGCGATCCATTACCTATTTCGGGTTTTTCTCAACAACTGTCGAATAGAACTATTCTTAATCAACTAGACATTACTCTTTTTCCTGAAAATTACCGAATTTTATTAACCGAAGATTCTACTCTTAATAATTATTGGTCAATAGTAGCCGTATCAAATGGTGAGTGGCAAATCGTACAAACGCAATTATATGATCTTAGTAAGAACTGGAAATATATTGATTGGTATTCCCCAGATTATATTTCGACTCAGCCAACTTACAGCCTAAATTCAATCGGTGATCTTCCTCAAATTACCTATAAACTTAATGACGTTGTTCAAATTAATGGGGAAAACGGTAATAGTAGCATATATCTAGCAACCGCAAATTCTTTAGATTCAAATATACTTGAACTAGAACCTATTTTAATTCACAATGGCTCTATTCAATTTTTACCAAATCTTTATGATTTTATTTCTTCTGGCATTGGGTTTGATGTGTCTTCCTTTGACGCGGAACCATTTGATAATGATCCATATCTCGAAATTAGAATGATAACCAGCATTCTTAACGACATGATTTTAGTTGGAAACGATGATCTTACTAAGGCTGCCGATCGGGCATTTTATGCGGTTATCCAATATATTATGTCTGAAAATAAAAATCTTGATTGGTTATTTAAAACTAGTTTCGTATCTGTGAATTATACAAATCGTAGTCTTAATATTCAAGGAAATTATGAGCCAGACAATCAATCAACAATAGAAAATTTTATTCAAGAGACTACTCCATTCCATACTCGAATACGTCAATTCAATGATACATACACATCTGACGATTATGCAAATATAGGAATATCAGATTTTGATTTACCTGCACAATACGATAATAATTATGCAAATATTGTTCTAGAATATACTAATAACGTACGACCAAATGGTCTGTTACAACTAAGCCAGTTTTCAAATATAACCGGCGTCTTCGCAGACGCAACCTCTTTTTATGTTACAAGTAATGGGTTACCAAATTATGCAACTAACTTTCCTCAGGTAGATGATGAAACCGCGGTAGAACCGCAAAATTGGTCCTTTGGCTTTCCACAAAGTATTCAAACCGCCAATACTACATTTACCACTATTATTAATGTTAACGGGCCAGAGGCATTAGCTACAAATGGAATTCCATTTTATAGCTCCAACAGTGGTGAAAACGAAACACTCTATCAACTAGGAAATATAGCAAATCAACAAACATTAACAATAAATTCGGTATGGGAAGCAATACAAGATGGTCTAGACCCCGGTGCCGGTTATCCAAATGAAAATGGTGTTTTTCAATATTTTTCGGATCCGTATTTGTTATACACTAAAAATTCTTCTTCTCATAGCCCAATAATAGGATATGCATGGGACGGTAGTCCAATTTATGGCCCATACGGATTTGCAAATGCCAATGGCACCGGGGGAATAATTAAAAATACTAGTAGTTATGAGTTGTCATTAATCCCTAGATTAGATGCGAGTGGGCAACCTATTGTTAACGGCTTGCAGTTAGCAATTTATTCGGCGCCTTCCGGCAAATATATTCAAGATTTTAATTATGTTGCTAATTTAGGTACATTAGACGAAAATAATGGTCGTCAATGTGTTACCCCGGAATATCCAAACGGAATTTATGCATATTTTATTACAGTTGATAACAATAATGTACCAACTTATCCATACGTACTGGGACCAAATTATAACGGAATACCGTTTAATACCGCGTATACCTATATAAATGGTAATAATATTCCTGTATATTCCAACGGAAATATAACTATTCCCTTCCTTCCTGTAATAGATACCGTTAACGGGTTTATTAGAACCCCAGACGGATCTGTTAGTTCGGATCCAGTAACCTTACAATTACCAGTTTATTCAGCATGGAACAATAATTACATTAACAATAGTAGTCTTATTAGGTCAATAGATACGACATTGCGCTTTGATCGTGTAAGTTCTTCCATCGAATATCTAGATGCGAATGTTTCTTATCCTGTTAGCTCGGTCTTATATGATACCGCCAATAGCGCTTTCGTTGAAGGTGCAATTTTTTCAGTTGCTAATGTTGAGCTAGTTAACTCCGGACAGCATTATAAAGTATTTGACCTATTAAACTTGGAAGGAGGAACATATTCAAATAGTGCAACTATATTAGTTACATCGATTGATAGTTCACATAATAATTCTATATCAACTTTTTCATTAGTACCCGCAGAAGACGAATATTATACTTCTTTTCCGTCCAACATCGCAAATGTGTTAACGACTGATATTACCGTGAATTCTATTGGTTACGGCGCGACATTTAGTGTTAATTTCCAAAGAAATATAGCAAATAATAATTCTATTGCTGAATCAACGGCAATGAATAGAATTACAGCATTATATGAACCAACAAATAATATGTTTGCAAATCAGGCGCGACTATTAATGAATAACGTGGAGTATCCAGGTGTTTTTGTTAATGGCGGAGACATGGTTCAAACGTACTCAATTCCAACCGGATCTCTATATGATATAGATGACGATTCTGAGTTTACATCTCTTAATGTTGCATGGCATCCAAATCTTATAACTAATACAGGATTATCTATGGTCAATGCTAGGTTTGGAAATTCGTCCGGGTATTTTGGGGGCGCATCATCCCAGTATATAACGGCAAATCAAGCAAGTCCTGATATAAATGATTTAGGAAATACTTCCAATATTTTTACTATTGAATTTTTCTGTAACTTTTCAAATATCAATTCAAATATTATGACGTTGATTGATACCCGGTTAAATAATTCTAGTAATAATGGGATGGTTATTTATAAAAATAGTGCAAATTATATTTGCTTTGGTGAAAACACAAGTAATGCATTCATATCTAGTCTTCTCCCAGTAACTATCAATGACTGGACTTATATTACTGTACAGGGCAACGGCAATAATCTTTATATATATTTTAATGGAATGTTAAACGAATCTGTCGCAAATATTGGGTTACCAATTTTTTCGGATTCAAGTCTAACTATAGGAGCTGAAATTTCAGGTGCAAATATTTTTTCTGGATACCTCGATGAATTACGATGGACGACAGGCATTACTAGATATACGCCGGGAACAATAATAATTCCTATTCCAAATCAGCCATTCCCTAGAAATTTAGCAGGAGATCCATATTTTAATTTACCATACACTCCAATAATTTATGGATTTGAATCGTTAAATAACGAGGCTAGTCCAACTATTACTTTCGAAGCGGTTAATTCAGTAACATATATTAACGATTTATCCTGGAATCAAAAACAATTAGAGTTAGTCAATTATGGGTCGAATCTTAAAATAGATTCTTCTCTATTAAATACTAATATACAACCACAAAACAGCTTAATAATGGCATTAACTTTGAATCAATAAGAGGAACAGTGGGCAACGGATACGCAAGAGCGATAGGCGATAGCGATTATAATTTTGGTTATCAAGATTTCACGATAGAATTTTTCGTCGAGACCTTTAGCCACATTGGGGCGCAAACATTATTCGAAATTACTAATAATGAATCCTCGGCTACCGATTTATACAAAAAAACTAGATTCGTTACATTATTGGAAAATGGAAATATTAATACATATGCCCTTCAAAGTAGCTGGCCAATAATTCTTTCGAGCGGCAACAATTTTTTCCAATTACCAGGAGCCGAAGCCAGTAATATTAAAATATTTTATAACGGCACATTATTAGCTACCGATCAATATACTTTTATTAATGGAAATGTAACATTGTCTAGCGATGTAATCGTATCTGGAACTGTTCTAGTAGAGGCCTGCGAGATATTATTTTCAATACTAGGGAATCAAGTTTCTGAAACTACTACCCATTTTGTTAGTGTTGAACGTAAAGACAGCAAATGTTATTTATTCTTAGACGGAGTATTACAAGGTAACGCTGCTACCGCATTAATTAGTATTCCCGATCAATTAATAACAAATTCGATACCCCCGTATCAGGTACTTAATCGGACCAATGGTCCGGCGCTATTAACTATTGGCGCCAACAAAAATGGGGAAAATCCATTATTAGGAAAATTCGGTGATATTCGAGTAACAAAAGGGGTTGCGCGGCATGTAGTAACTTTAAACGAGCAAAATTCTATTTATAGTCTATCAACGGATACTACTTTAGGTACCCGAGCGCAAGATATTAATATTTACGGTGGAGGATTTGTAGATAGCATGACTAGTCATGCTCCCGAAGAACGAATAGAGGGACAAATTTTTGATACTCTAGAGATCGATGTTTTTCAAAATGCAAACTGTTCATATTTAAGTTCAAATATATCAAATATCTCTGCTCCAATTTCTAATATAGCTAATCCTTATTTTAACGCAAATGCCTTATTATTAGGCTATAGAATTTTCAAAGATAGCATTTCGATTGGCCCATTCGATTCTTATCAATTTACTACAGCAAATTCCTTTATCTATAAAGTGCCATGGAGTACATTAGATAATGACTCAGCTACTATACAAATCGATGGAATAAGTCTTCCATCGGCTAGCTGGTCCATTAAAAATAATAATTTAGTTTTGCCGTCTGATATACCGGCAAATAGTAATGTAGTTATTACTTTAACTGGCGACGTTACGTATTATAGCCTAGGAGCAAATGCGGTATCCACATTAACTGCCAATCTTAATTCAACTGATTCAACTATATCTGTTCAAAATACCAATCAATTTATAACTCCCGTATTAGCGGCTAATCTTCGAGGGCAAGTTTTTATAAATGGCGAATGTATAACTTATCTATATATTAATCGAACAAGTAATATTTTATCGGGATTAATGCGCGGCACTTCCGGCACAGGTATACCAAATGTTCATTTAGCTAATTCACAAATCGTGGTGGCATCGTTCACCCAACAAGTTACCGCGAATCCGGGTTCAACCTCGTGGTATGATTCGGCTAATGTTCCATTAGCTAATTCAAATTCTGCAATTTCGACATTTTTGCTTTCACAAGGTGCATTTATCCCGGCATAAATATATGATGAAGCCAAATGAAATTCCGATTATTACTGCGGTTGAACACCTTAAGATAATTATAATCGAAAAAAAAGACAACGGCAATATAATACTAACAAATAGTAAAATATGCATTAACCAGAGAGTATAAATGGAAAACGAAAATATTATTTTAAGCGGTCATCTTAAAATTATCGACCCAATAACCAAAGAAATTTTAGTTGACAAGTCAAATTCTATTAACTTTGAAACAATGTCTGTCGCTATTGTACAAAGTCTCATAAGTGGGCCGCTTAATGCTTCTACCTATAGTCAAACTGGATTTGTGTATTCATTAGCGTTCGGCAATGGCGGAACAACGGTTAGCAGTTCGGGTATTATAACCTATAATCCTCCAAACACTATTGGCACAGCCGCAGCATTATATAATCAAACGTATAGCAAAATAATAAACAATAATTTTTCAGCCGATACCGATTCAACAGATAATAATATTACGTACGACCATGTTCCCGGGAAAGCATATACAGATATGGTAATATCATGTATGTTAAATTACGGTGAGCCGGCTAATCAAATAGCATTTGATAATTCAAATAATATTAATAGCCAATATGCATTTGACGAAATGGGAATCGTTAGTAGTTCCGGGCAATTGTTAACACATGTAATCTTTACCCCCGTTTTAAAAAGCGCTAATCGTCTGCTTAACATAACTTATACGATTCGTATATCAACACTATCTTCACTCGCGGCATAAGGAATACTAATGGGATATAAAGTAAATTTAACTAATGGAAATATTTTAACAAACGTCCCCGATTCTCAAATGGTATCTGCTTATGGCGGCCTTACTCTTATCGGAAAAAAATATCCAGGTTTCGGTACGGTCTTAAATGAAGATTTAGTTAGAATAACTGAAAATTTTGCAAACTCTACCCCTCCCCCAAATCCATTCATAGGACAATTTTGGTTCGATAGCGTTTCTAATATCATTAAGTTCTGGAATGGAACAATTTTCAAACCAATAAGTGTTATTACTACCGGCGCGGTAGCCCCATTAAATCCATTAGAAGGTGACGAATGGTTTGACACCGTACATAAACAACTTTTTGTATGGGATATAACTCTTAATCAATGGATTTTAATTGGGCCTCCGGGAAGTGAAGGCACCGGGCTAGAAGGATTTGTGGTAACTGCATTAGCGTCTAATAGTAATATTATCTATCTAGAATTATATGCTAATGATAATCTTATTGCTATTGTCTCTTCAGATAATCTCATTAGTCCAGGTATAGCAGGGTTTGGAAATATTAGACCCGGCATAAATTTTGTCACTTCACCGACGCACGGTATTACCGGCAGCGGAATTTATAACGTCAACGATATATCAATTGGCGACAATGACCAACTTCGCATGTCTATTGATGTTAATGACAATACAGTACTATCGGTTAACAATGGCAATGTTCTTTATGCTACTAATGGAAACACGTTGGTTGCAGGAGAATTAGCAAATATAACTGGTACCGTGTATATAAATAATTTAGTTGTAGCTAATTCGCTTTATAGTACTGTACCTGGCAGTAATAATCAAGTATTGTTTAATCAAAATGGTATTTTATCCGCTACTGCTAATCTAACATTAGATAGCACGGGTGAGAATGTAATAATTCCAAATACTTTAAATGTTGAAAATATTGAAGTTTACGATACTGTTGATATAGCAGGCAATGTAAATTCAACCGGTGCAAATATAATTGGTCCGTTAACGGTAGCAAATTCGGCTGCTATTAGTGAATCATTATTAATTTCAGAAAATCTTTCTGTATTGGGTACTGCTATACTAGGCGGGCTGATTACAGGAGCGGAAACGGCAAGTTATGTAACAATACAGCCCGGCGCGACCGCACCAAAAGCTCTTGTAGTTCAAACTTTTGGCGGCAGCACTAATCTATTAACAATTGATTCGGTTGGTGACACCACTGTTAATGGCACTCTTACGGTACAAAATCAACTTTCAGTAGATGGTGTTTCAACTCTAGACGCACTAGTTACTGCGCAAAGTGATTTACACATTCAAGGAACTACGGTAATTAATCAAGGAGGTGCGGGCCAAATATCATTACCTACGGCAGCGCCACCTTCTGTAGGATCTCCGCTTATAAATGCAGGCTCGGCATTAGCAGCATGGGGTAACTACAATCTTAATTCATTTTTAACTCATGCTCTTAGCGGCAATGGATATCAATATTTTCCGGGTGGCCTAATCTTGCAATGGGGTACGACTCCGTCACTTGTGGATAATACTACACAAAATTTTCCCTTTACTACCCCATTTACCCATGCTTGTTTTGGAATGGTTGCTACCGATAACGGGCCGCGTGTAACACTAGGAGTACCCCAACCAATGGCGGCAGCGCCAACAGATTCCGATCATTTTAATATAATTTGCGGTGGTAGTGGGGAAACTGCGTTCTGGATAGCAATAGGATATTAATGAGAGAATTTGAAATTACTCCAGACCTCAATAATATTAAAAAATTTATCAGCAAATCTTGCTCTCAAATTGTTGATTTCTACAAATCTTCGGGTGAATTTCTTTATCACGGATCACACCGATTAGAAAATATGTTTATTATTTCTAAGGTTGCCGATAGGCACCCAATGTCATTTTCTATTAAACAACAAAAAATATTTGATGAAAAATTATCAGCAGCAGGATTTAAGGCTCTACGATCGAATAGTATTTTCTGCACAAATAAAAGATCTGTGGCAAATAGATATGGAAAAATTTTCATAACCTTCCCATTCAATAACTTCGAGTTCACATGGTCAGAAACGATGCAAGATTTATATACGAATTATGATCAGGGCAAATATTCAAAATACGCACCTAAAATTATAGACATGGATCCCAACGAGTTTACTTCGTTATATTCATTTAGGCAGGATAATTTGTTAAAGGCAACTACATCAGGTAATGAAATACTAATTACTGGAAAATGTATGTTCTTGGCGGAAGAAAAATTCAATGCACTTATCAAGGAATTAATAGCTTGACATTCGGCATAAAATCAATTATAATCAAACGATGATAAGATATATTAATTCGTTGTGCGGGGCCGGCAAAACATATTTTGCTGTTAACTTATCTAAAGAACTCGTTAATAACAAAAAACGAGTGCTTTTCGTAACCCCCTCAACCGATTTGCAATACGAAATTGCTAAACGATTGGGAAATACCCCATATAAAATTATCAATTATATGGAAAATGACAGTATGGGTGTTACTAAGGCAATCAATGCATATCTAACAATACCATTACGATGCGAAGTCCTTATTATTACACATGCGGCATTTAAGAATATTTTGAATTTTCCGAATAAAAAAAATTGGACTGTTTTTGTTGATGAAGAAATAGAACCAACTGACTTCATTACTTTTGATTCGGACGATGCATCAAGTTATGAATTCGGTAATGACCTAATGGCAGATATTGAAAAAATTAGTACCTGCAAAATAAATGCCGGTGGGTACACGTCTATTAAGCGAAAACGTCTCTCAAAAGAAGATCAGCGATTTTTAAAAACTCTTTGCTTTCGCGACGATTTTATTTACCCGCCATTCCAAAAATTTATTCAATTGATATTGAATCCCAATATGAAAATATATGCGGATACTGCATCATTGACAGCTTTTAAATTTGGTAATTACGAAGCCGAAATGTGGGCTGAATTAAATACCAACATATTTGAAGGTTTTGAAAACATTTATTTAATGGGCGCAGAAATTCAACGTAGTAAAATCATAGCCTATTTTAAGTTAAAAGGCATTGCAATTGAAGAGTTTGTAATTCCTAAAAGATTTGATAAGCACGATCAACCTATTACTATCAAATGGATGACCGAAAAAATTAGTCTATGGAGTAAAAATTACTACAACTCAAAAAATCTTATAGAACCAACTCTTACCAATTTCGAATTATTCGATCTATTAGTTGGAAATTCAATTGGTGATAACGAAATTTTGTTACAGAATAATAAAGGTAATAAATTTACCCATATTAAAAATCCTATTTTTATGCCGTTTGAAGTTAAGGGATTAAACACCTATGTTGGTACACATAATTACGGAGAATCTGGTGCTTATAGGTGGCCACCCGCGTACCAGAAAAAAATGGTAGATCTCGGATTCGATGCTGACGAAATTTTAATGCATCATACGCTATCTCACTCATATCAAGGTCTTTTACGTAGTTCCTTAAGAACCGGAGCATATAATAACAATATTGTATATCTACCAACTAAGGCTATGGCTCAAAATATGAGAAATTTATTTTTTCCCAATGCTACAGTTGAACAGATAGAAGAAGCAAATTATTTTTTCAAATAAAATAAAAAATGTCTTGACAAGTTAACGTATCAATGTTATATTGTATATTAATCATGGAAAATACTTATGGAGTAGCAAATATGGAGCAATACCTACAATTTAGATCAAAGGTTATTGGCCTTAAACACCCAGCAACTCCTAGTGTCCAATGTCGTTGGTAGAGTACTACCTGGAGGGTCCCCCCATCAATATAGCTATCATGGCTTGAGAAAAGTGACAAAGACAGACAGGTAAAGGCGAGAGCGTAATGCTCCTAATCCTGATATAGTTATTTCAAATTGCTAAACTCATTTGAAATAATTGCGTTGTGTTTTTCAGATCAATCATAGACCGCACGGTCTTATTTCAGTACAGCATAACCGCTGAAATTCCTATGAAGCCCCGGAAGCCCAAAATGAAGAGCCGGATCTTAATGATATAGCGGGATAGGAAGGATTGGAGTTTAGTTTGGAAGTTGTTCCAAAGAGACGGGAGGCGCCCCAAGCGTCTTTGTCTTTAAAATAACCATAATTTTATTTTTAATTCATCAAAAATATTTAAAATTTTCGCTTTTCGGACTTGTGGAGAGCACATAGCGAAAGCGCCAGTAAGCGAAGCCAGTGAACGACAGTGAAAAATTTTAATAATATTTGATGAGATGTTTCACTGTCGTTCACTGGCTTCGCATATCGCTTTCGCTTGGTGTTGTCATCCACCACTCGGAAAAGCAAAACAAGGAAATATATTTATGAAATATGTATCATATTATCAAGATGAAATTATTAAATTAAATGAATTGCAAAAACAATTATTTTTAATATTTTTTGATATATCAATGAATTTTTGGAATATGATAATTGACTTCGACAATTCAATTAATGAAATAGATAAAAATTTTTGGATTGATACAATTAATGAAATTAAACTGTATTGCGATTGGCAAGATATTCCCAATTATATTTTTATGTCAATTATAGAACAATATTATAGTTTAAAAGAAAAGGGAATAATTTCTTATAGCAAAACCGAAAATTTTCGTATAGGAATTTTACGAGATGACATAATTGATTTTTTTAATGACACTGATCTATTATTTCAGTTAAATCCAAATACGATTTCAATTGCTATTCTTTTAAAAGACAACGAATGGATTTTTCGACAACGAATTTTAAAAGACGCCGCTTATTACAAATCACGTAATAGACAAAAGAAAATATTTTCCAATAAAAAATTAGCTGCGAAAAATTTAATAATCGGTAAATAATTCGATAAAATAGTTAACTATTTTCTTATTTCGGTATGTTCAGCTAAATATTGATATGGAAAAAATAGACATAGGACATTGGGAATTTCCATTTAATTTTGATCCAACTGAATGGATTGGCTTTGTGTATAAAATTACATGTATAGATACCAATCGCAAATATATCGGCAAGAAATTCTTTTTTATGACAACCCGAAAAAAAATTAAAAACAGAACAAATAGAAAAAAAGTAATAAATGAATCGAATTGGAAAAAATATACCGGTAGTTGTAAGACATTAAATGAAGAAATTACCTTAAGAGGAAAAGACAAATTTCGATTTGAAATTTTATCCCTGCATGAATCGAGATCGAGCTTGGCTTGGAGAGAAGTAGAATTAATTGTAACAAATGATGCACTAAGAAAAAAAATGCCAGATGGCACACCAGAATTTTGGAATGGATTATGCCCACCTATTAAATTTATAGTTAAGCAAGAAACTGAGAAGGAATTACAATATCGAATTTAAATCTAATTAGCACGGGGTGAATAATGCCTAACTCTTCTATCTTTTTCAATCAAATTCACTCTAATTATCGAAAATTGGCAAAAGAATGCCATCCAGATTTACATCCAACTGATCCGCTAGCCGCAGAAAAATTTAATTTGCTGAATCTTGAATATAACAAATGTCTTAATACAATTTTTCAGATTAAAATTGCGATATCTTTACAAGATTCTATATTAGGATGTGAACGATATTTTATGTCCAATGATGGTAATCGAACCTTTCGATTATCAATACCTGCCGGTATTAAAACTGGAGAATCGTTATGTTTTCGAAATATTCAGCTAGAGGAAGATCGATTTTCTATTTTGCAAGCAAAAATTAAGGTAGAAATGCCCAATGATTTTATTGTAATAGCCGATAAATTAATTCAAAAAATTCGAGTATCTTTTTGGAAGAGTATAGTAGGCGGGGAAATAACAATAATTGGACCCGATGGCGTACGATTCCGAATTTCGATACCGAAAAGATGTAAATCAAAAACAATTTATCGAATACCCGATGCTGGTTTATTCAATCGAAAAACAAAACTGCGAGGAGATCTTTTTATTCAGTTAGTTTCGTTTTTCTCTTGACTTACGTATGAATAATGTTTTATACTTATAAATGAAAGGGACATTATGCCAACTGCTACTTCGAACGGATCGCCGTTAATTAAGAATCTTATTGATATTAGTTTTCAGCTTGCTATTAATTTAGATCAAACAACTATTACTCTCGAACATATTCTTTATGCAAGTTTGTCGTATTCATCTGTCCGGAAGTATCTCGAAAATCAGGGAGTTTCGGTTAGTTTGATGGCTGAGGCCATCAAAAAGTTTATCGAAGCACAAACTCCTAGACTTCAAAATAAAATTGCCAGTAACGAGCCGAATATTATGACTGGGCAAATTACAGCCTCGGTGCAAAAAGTTTTAGTTTCGGCTTACTCCGAAGCCACAAAATATGGCAGAGAAGTAACTTTTGGTGATATTTTTCGTAAGTTATATAACGAAAAGGAGTCGTATGCTAGTTATTTTCTAGAGAAATACGGCATTACTTCCAAAATTATTGACGGACTAGATCAATTAACAACGTCTGATACACAGTCAACTACCGCATTAGCTGAATTTTGTGTGAATTTAAATGAAAAAGTTAAAGGTACTACCGATGTGCTAATTGGCCGGGAAATTGAATTGTTTGACATTGCACATGCACTGTCGAAGAAGAAAAAGAATAATGTACTTGTGGTTGGGGAACCTGGAGTAGGTAAATCGGAATTAATTGAAGGATTAGCTCGTAATATTAATGCGGGTATTGTACCCAGTACTTTAAAAGATAAGATTATTTATAGTCTAGATGTTGGATCGGTTTTAGCCGGTTGCCATTTCCGAGGAGATTTTGAGGAAAAGATTAAGAATGTCTTAGCCGCATTAGTTAATGAAAAAAATGCCATTCTTTTTATAGATGAGGCTCAACAGATTAATTCCGGAGGCGGCTCAAATGATTCCGGTGTTGCCTTTTCAGCAATGTTGAAACCTGAACTTAGTCGCGGTAATATTAAAGTTATTGCAGCAACTACATGGGATGGATATACCCAGACATTTAAGAAAGATACCGCTCTTATGCGTAGGTTTCGATTGCTTGCTCTAAAGGAACCGAGTAAAGCAGAAACTATTTTAATTCTTCAAGGAGTTAAGAACAGTTTTAATAAATTCCATAAATGCCGTATTCAGGACGATGCAATCGAAGCCGCAGTCGAATTATCCGTTCGTTATCAGCCAGATCGGCAGCTTCCAGATAAAGCAATTGATCTGATCGATTCTGCTTGCGCCCGTAAAACGGTTGCTAAAGATAAGAATAAGCGTATTACAAAATTGGATATTATTCGAGAGATCGAAACTAGTACCGGCATTTTGGTTAAGACGACTGATCAGAATAACGCGGCCGATATTCTTAATATTCGAGAGACCCTAAATTCAAAAATTTTCCATCAGACACATGCAATTGATAAAATTGCCGAGTCCCTAATTATTTCACAAGCCGGGTTGCGAGATCCATCTAAACCCATTGGTAGTTTTTTACTAACCGGCCCTAGCGGCGTAGGTAAATCTTACACCGCAAAGCAACTTGCATCGTATATGAATATGCATTTACTTCGTTACGATATGAGTGAATATCAGGCAGATCACGCAATGGCGACATTAATCGGTGCGCCCCCTGGATATAAAGGATATGGGGATGGGGATGCAGGAGAAGGCAAACTTATCAACGATTTAATGAAGCATCCAAATTCGGTTATTCTTTTCGACGAAATCGAAAAAGCAAATCCAAATTTATACACCTTGCTTCTTCAGATGATGGATGAAGGTACTATTTCAAGTGCCAGTGGAAAAACAGCCGATTGCAAAAATACAATTATTATTATGAGTAGTAATGTAGGCAGTCGAGAAAAGAGTAAGATTAATTTAGGTTTTATTCCGGACTCAAATGGCATGAGTGCAGTTACAAAGGCTATTAATAATGTTTTCCTCACTGAAATCCGAGGACGCATTACAGCTATGATTGAATATAATAGTTTGGACGATCTTAGTTATCGTAAAATCGCACAAACAAAAATTGCAGAAATCGCTGCGCTTACCGATAAAAATTTAACTATTATTGCGACTGAAAATCTTATCAGCCATGTGCTCGAGCTAAATAAGAGTAATGAATATGGGGCAAGAAAGATTTCTGGTATTATTGATTCTTTAATTAGATATCCACTTAGCGTTAAACTATTAAACGGAATCATTCCAAACGGAGCGACTGTTAATTTAGATTGGGTGGGTAATAATCTTGTAATTGGAACAGCAATTAATACTTTTCCTATTTCCATTAAGAAACCGGTACAGGAGAAATAACATGGCAAAAATTTTAGATGAAAACATTACAATTACTTTATCGACCATACTTCGTGATAATGATAACGATCCTCACGAAATGATTTCGGATGATCAGATCGAAACATTGCAGGCCGCGGTAGAGGGACTATTAGAAGATGCAACTATATTGGTAGAAGTTAGTCGATGACAGATTTTGGAATTGTAATGGTTTCGGGATTAGATTTTCGCGGCGGCGTTGGTAATGAAAGTAAAAAACCAACTCATATATCTGAACCCGTTAAAGCTGCTGGCCTTTCTCTAAAAGCCGGTGGTTTTCAAACTATGCAAATTCAGACTACTAATTTTACCGGGAACATTGTAATTGAAGCAAGTTTATCCAGGGATTCTTCTTCCGGTCCCTGGGTAAGTATTCCTTTGACAAATACAATTACCGGTGATTCAGACGAGCAACTAGTATTTTATAACAATTTATCAGTTGTTGGCACACCGAATTTTATTTCAAATAATACAAATACCTTTTACACAATTACTGGCCAATATGCCTGGCTACGCGCAAATGTTTCAAATATTTCCGACGGCATTCTATCGTCAATAAAATTATCTTATTAGGAAAATTATATGTGTGATTGTAATAAAGATACCTGCGCAAGTGGGTTCTGCGAAAAATCGAATGAAACCTCGTTAATTCGATCTCTAACCGATCTTCTTAATACATTTTCAATTGATAACTCAACTAACACTCCTGATTTTATTCTGGCTAATTATCTATTGGATTGTTTATCGGCGTATGATACAGCAACTAGATGGAACGCTAGCTGGCATTCTATTTCGGGAGTTCCTGATGCTGAGAGAGAAAATGGGCCGAAGCTAAGAAAATTTTAAATGAAAGATATGACTGGGGTTTAAATCGCGATTAAGAACAAATTCTAGATTTACAAAGGATTAGAATGAATATTACGCAAGAACAAGCTGAAGCTCTTAGAAAAATGCATTTGCAAATTGCACTGCCATGCTATGCCGGCATGATGTTCACAGAAACCGCGACATCATTAATTAAATTTTTCATGTATGCGCAAAAAATTGGATTACCGTTGTCACTAGACACTATGATTAACGAAAGCCTAATTCCGCGCGGTCGTAATCATCTCGTTGCGAAGTTTTTAGAGAATTCTGTAGCAACCCATCTGCTTTTTATTGATTCAGATATTGGATTTGAGCCAGAATATATTTTTAAGCTTCTGCTGTACGATAAAGATATTGTTGGCGGATTATATAGCAAGAAAAATCTCCCTACCGATTTTGTTGTTAATGTATCTCCTGAAAATGTAGCCGCGGATGGTAAATTACAATCAGTTGATGGATTAATTCCTGTCAGTCGTTTGGGTACGGGGTTCATGCTTATTAAACGGGAAGTTTTTAATAAGATGATGGTATCTTATCCACACACAAAGTTTACTAATAATATCGGACTAGATCCAAAGTTCAATCCATTCTGCTATGCGTTATTTGATTGCTCTATTAGCCCTGATACAAAAGAATATCTTTCCGAGGATTGGCTTTTCTGTTGTCGTTACAGAGCAATTGGCGGCGAAATTTTTGCTGACCCATCTATACGACTAAATCATTGCGGCACTTTTGTTTTCCCGGGAGATCCAACTAATTTATATAAATCTATGGGTCTTTCTCTAGAGGCAAACCCACAATTGACGCCGAGAATCGCGTCTCGCCAAGATGAAACAAAGGACGAAGAGTCCATGCTTGCTCTTAAGCCAGATTTGGTGGCCTTGGCCAAATACATTGAAACTAAAGCTACACCAATTAAAATAGGAGAATAATATGGAACAAAGCGTGTTACAAGATGCGTTAATTAAGGTATTGCCGACTAGTGGGACATTAAATGACAGTGAACTAACTCGAGCTGAAAAGATGGCATTAAGTTTAATTAATGTAGTAACTTCGACTGACACTAATGATATTAATCGAATTTCCGCGTTTCAAGCTATTGATTGTACATTAGCTCGAATTTTTGATCGATAAAAAGTAAAAATAACAGTATAAAAAGCCTATCATGAATCATGATAGGCTTTTTATTTGTTGCTAATCGAGTTATTGGATAAATATTAATATGAGAATTTCTGAAATCGAACGCAAAGTATTTATAGATCTAGATGGGTGTCTGGCAGATTGTGCTAAGGGCGCGGCTGATTTTAATCATCTTACGCTAGAGGAATTTGAATCCTATGGATGGAACAATAAGTATTGGAGCAATGTTATTAATAACGGCGACATTAAGAAATTCTTTGCAAATTTAGAATGGATGCCAAATGGAAAAAAATTATTAGCTTGGTTCGACAATAGAAAAATTCCATATATTTTTTTAAGCCGTCCCGTGGGCCCTCCTAATACAGAAGAATGTATAGCAGGGAAAAAGTTATGGTTAAAAAAGAATGGTTTAGGGGGTATTCCCGCTATTTTTGCTTTTAATAAAGATGAATACGTTGGGAATAGTAATATATTAATCGACGATTTGGATGATAATATTAAATCCTGGAATGTTGCGGGTGGAATCGGAATATTATACGAAGATTCGGGCGTTAAAAATACATTTAAAAAGTTATCAAAAATATTTTCAAAGAATATATCTGAGGAAGTTAAAATAGATAATAAGAGAGGTGCCGGTGCAACTCCCAATAATGAAGATATAGATTATTTTGGGTTGCGGGTAGCAATGAAGCCGAGCTCATTTTTGTCATTGACACCGTCTTTCTCACATTTTTCTGATTCGGTAGATAATATGCGAGAATATATTAAAAATGGTAATTCTATTGGAAGCCCATTTTTAAGTATCCAAATTCCGAGTAACTGGGAAGACTTAAATTTTAGAAGTGCAGCTAAAGTTATAGATCATGAAGGTAGACATCGAATGCTAGGTGTATTGCAGGTTTACGGTGATATTCCGATAGAAACACATTTATTTTTAAAAAATTATAGAAGAAAGAACATTGCGCCTGAATGGATTTTACAAATTAATAAAGAATTGTATTCACAGGAAGGGGATCTTATTCTTGGGCCATTCTTTCATAAATATAACTGAGGATTTATAAATGCTTCTTTCTGAATTTGAAACTAGATATCACGAGCTCTGCATATTTCCCGGTGGATTTCACCCATGGTCGGCTGGGCATACCGCAGTATATAATTATCTTAAAAATAAATTTCCAAAGGCAGATTTATATGTGGCTAGTTCAAATAAAATGTCTGAGCGACCATTTTCATTTGCAGAGAAGAGATTTTTAGCTGCGCAAGCAGGAGTTCCTGAAGATAAATTTGTTGAAGTAGTAAGTCCGTATAAATCTACCGAAATAACTGGAAAATATGATTCAGCAAATACCGTTTTAATTTTTGGTTTATCATCGAAAGATCGAGATCGCCTTGGTTCTCCTATTAAGAAAAATGGGGAACTTTCGTATATGCAGCCATATCCAGTTTCATCTACTACTCCATTGCAGACATTTGATAAGCATGCCTATTATGTAGTTGTTCCAGCAATACAATATAAAATACTTGGCCAGAATATTAGCTCTGCTAGTAAGATTCGTGAAATGTATGCAAACGGCTCTGAAACAGACAGATATCAAATCATTCAAGAGTTATACCCTAAATCTACGAAAGTTAATAAAATAAAAGTAATACTCGATCGAGTATTATTATCCCCGCCAAAATTAGACGAACATATTGTTAAATTAAAGAATGGAAAATATCGATTGCTTTCCCATAAAGGTAAGAATCTCGGAACTTTTGATAGTCATAGAGCTGACGCAAAACATGAAGGCGAGGTCGAATATTTTAAAAGTTTAAAAGAAAGTATGACGCCTAATCAAGAAGATAGAATAGTTAGATTTATTAAAACTAATTGCACAGATATTTTGCAAATTTATAAAGATCATGATTTTTTATATCGTGGTATTCATTCGGTCGAACCTATTTTATTTGGGAAAGAAGTTAAAAATCGTATGCCGGTAGATTCAAATGAGAAAGCATCGGAATTATTGGATTCGGCATTATCCAAAGTTGGATTTACTGCATTACGATCAAATAGTATTTTTTGTACGTCGGATAAGTTGATTGCCAGTAATTATAGTAATGATCATGATAAGACTAATCACGGAAAAGTATATGTTATTTTTCCTTTAAATGGATTTTCATATACCTGGTGTAGAAGAGCACTTGACTTAACAGGAAAATTTGGATTACACTACGTTTTGTTTAATGAAGACAATACTTATAGTGATAATTCATTTGTTAATGATTCGATTAATATGCCGGCCAGGGAATTCACACAAACATATGGTTTTACTAATCTTTTTTTAACCGATGCATTGAATAAAATGTTTGAGGTTTATATTCATGGAAAATATATAGCTGTGGCATTAAATAATAAAACCTTACTCGATAAAATAATTAAAATTGGGATGAATGAAGTAATAAACTCCAATGATACTCCGGGTTTAGAGATAAGTGAAGCGCAGCTAACTTGCCTTCGATGCGATGGAAAAGGATTTACATTAATAAATGGCAAGAAGAAAAAATGCGTATATTGTCATGGTAAGAAGACAATTAATGTGCCAACTGATTATCGGCAGAGAGCAGCAAATGATTTTAATGAATCTGTTAATAAAAATGAGAGAATTGCTAAAAATGATTATTAATTCATACAATAAGATAACTGAGATTAAAATCACGAAAAAGATTAAGAGAGTGGGTAAATTACCTATGAAAAATTATAAGAAATTAAAACCGGGATCAACGGTAGAAGGCGACTTATTTAGTGCAAATTTAACGCCTAGCAAGAAAATATTGCTAAATCTTTATCCCGCATCAATGCGGGATAAAGATAAACTTCGATTTTTAAAAGTTTGCCGATTTATAGAGGAGAATTGTAGTGAATATTTAAGATACATGAAAAAATCAAGTTCATTATTATATCGCGGATCACGAGATATAGATCCCAAAACGGTTTATTTTATAGGTGCTTCACGATTGAATAGACGTCCATTGGATACTCCGAAAAAAATTCAAAAAAATGTGGATGAATTATTATCGCTTGGTGGTTGTAAGGCAATACGATCAAATAGTATTTTTTGTATAAGTAACAGTCTGGGTGCAGATGGTTATGGGCATATATTTTGTATTTTTCCTTGTGATGGATTTTCATATACCTGGAGTAAGCATGAAGATTGGGAAATATCTGTGGATGATATAATTGATAGCAATATAGAATTTAAAAAATTATTAACTTTATTGAGGAGTTTTTCCGTAGCCTTTCCAGATTTTTCCGAACTATCAAGAACGGACGGTAGAATAATAGAAAGTATTGAAGAATATTGGTCAGATGCTAGATTTTTTGATGCCTACGACACAGCCGATGTCTTAGCTAGCATGAATAAAGAATTATTAAAAATTAAAACAACGTTAGATACCTATTGCAAGATTGCTAAAAAATATAAGTTGAATTCAATTTCATCCGCCAACATAAAAACCGCGTACAAACTTATTATGCAGGCAAGTGATCGTAAGCAACAATCAAATAATTTTTTAAAATATCATAACATACGTACTAATAATCTTGATCAAGCAATGAAAACGAGGAATGAGGTATGTATTTGTGGGCATTATGTAGCAATTAGACAGGATATTCTAGAAATTAATTATGACAAATTATTATGTAAATATTTTGGTCTAAAGAAATAATCAGAAATTTTAAAAGCAGTATAACTATGCGAGTAAATGAAATTAACAATTCGAACAAAATTAAATGGACTGGAAAATTAACTAACGGTTCAAAAATTTCGGTGTATGTATTATCTGGGTATTGTAAAGGTTTTGGGGAAATTGGTACGGTAATCATGCAAATAATTGGTAATAAGTGGAAACCATTTTATCTGTTTGTTGATAAAGATTGGAATAACTCTGACATAAAAACTGAAATATTATCCAGAGTTATTAAAATTATGGATGCCAAGGATGGGCAACTGGCATGATGCCGAATATACAATTAAAACATTGGAAGATTAGTTCTAAATTAAATGAAAAGCAGAAGATTCAATTTTCAAAATAGGAGATTAAATGAAAAATTTAGAGGAAGTGCTGGCGGTAGCGACTGCTACGGTGTTACATTATACAATTAAGGTTCATATTGCACACTTTAATATTACTGGCCCGAGATTTTATGAATTGCATAAATTATTACAACTCATATATGAATCGGTTGATACTGCCTATGATGGGATTGGAGAAGAGATGCGAGCACTTGATATTTTTACTCCCCTCGGTCTTCAACAAATAATGGGATTATCGGTGTTATCTGATTTTGCTGGTATTTTACCTGCGCAAGAAATGATTCAAGAATTGTTGATTGATAATGAAAAATTAATAGAAGTTCTTAATGAAGTTAACGCATCGGCACCCGATCAATTAGGGTTACAAAATTTCGTGCAAGGATTAATCGATTCCCAAGAAAAATTTGCTTGGTTCCTTCGTTCAACAATAAAACGATAAATATTAATATGAAGATAAAAGACATAATTCGAGAAAATGGATCAAGCGGGGGAACAAGCTCTGGATCTATATCAACTGTTAATAGCCCAATGGGTACACCTCCGGCTGGACAGTTTTTTGGCGGTGACCCTAATTCATCAATTTATTCTCCGATTAAACGACATAGGAAGAAGAGAAAAAATGCGGTTAAATGAAATTTTAAATCGAGTTGATTTGCTAAAACCCGGACAGCAATTATCTCTTGCTAGATATAAATCGGATAAATTGCAATCCTGGATTGTTGAGCATTGCTCCGAATTTTTATCTGTTGCGGGTGATTATAAATTATATCGCGGTATTAAGAACGAAACCCGAGAATCTTTTATTGGCTATTCTAGGGAAAATCGACCTACGGTTGAATATTATTCAACAGAGGCCGCGGAGAAGGTTGATTTTCTTCTCAAGTTAGCGGGATGGCCGGCTCGACGAAGTAATAGTATTTTTTGTAATTCTTTTACCGGGGCGGCGAGATCTTGGGGAGAGGTATATGAAATATATCCTATTAATGGATTTACATTTGGATATAGTAAGGCTTTTACTAATTGTAATGCGTGCGCATATAATATTCGTCCTAGAATGATGAATGCAGAACATGTAGAAGAATTTTTAGATTACAATGAATTATACAATACTAATTTGCAATGGCCATTAATTAATCATTATGATGTTTGGATTCACGGCGCTTATGTTGCTATTAAGCATGAAGAAACCAAAATTAATGCCGATGATTTTAAGGGTCTACCGGTTAAGTATAACCCAGAAAATGAAGAATTCGACTAAATCAAGATATAGGGAATAGGAGTAAAACATGTTGATAAATGAGTTAATGCCGGATCCCGCTATGCTGAAGCCGAATACATTTTCTTCGATTAACTATACCTCGGCCGCGACTGAGCTAGCCAAAATTGAAAAATGGATTTTTAAAAATTGCTCTGAATTTTTAAAAGATGCAAAAGAATCTGATAATTATCTATATCGAGGGATAAAAGGCGTTTCGGGTGGATCAACCATTTTTATGGGATATCCTCCAGCAAAACGAAAAAGTATCGAACAGCGTTTGGCTAACGATGAAATCGCGAAGGCCGTTAAGTATGCAGATTATTGTATGTCATCTTCTGGATTTACTGCATTGCGTAGTAATAGTATTTTTTGCACTTCAAGCATTTCTGATGCCGGATCCTGGGGCCGAGTTTTTCTAATATTACCTATTAACGGATTTACTTTTGGGTATAGTAAAAGATGGACCTGGACTACTGCCAGAGAGTATATATGTCCTTTAGTTGAATTAAAAACGCATGTGCATAGGTTAATAATAGACCAGATACTAGAGTCTGCATTTTATAAAAAACAATTCAATACGATAGCTAGTTCAGATATAAAAGTAAAAAAATTTTTAAAAGATGCCTACACTATAGGTACTATTATACAGAATTACCATACGATTTATCAGATCCGCGGCAAAATAAATAAAATATTAAAAGAGTTTTATATTTTGGTGCAAAAATATCCTATATTTGAAGAATTTAGAGAAGAGGCTGATAAAATATCCGAAAAGATTAATTTAGAACCAACTAACCCAGATATAGTAGAAGAATATATGCGGGTGAATGAATTTTATGATACTGATTTAGCATGGGCGTTGAGTAAAGGGCAAGATGTTTGGGTGCATGGGGCTTACATTGCAATAGATAACGATTGCTACGAAGCCGCAAGACGACGATTTGACTTTTTAAGTTTGGTGAAATAGTGAAAAAGAAAAAAACAATTTTAGGATCTGATAAATCGTATAGAAATTCTCAGTGGCTCGGGCCACAAGATAAAGTTGACGAGCTCGGCCCTATTTTAGGTGCTGAGCCCAAGAAATCAAAAATTTTAAGTACAAAATTTATGGGATGTTCGAGAATTAATATGACTAATAAAAAAGTATTAGCTGAGATATATGATGATCCTTCGGATTTTATGTATCTAATGTGGGAAGAATTGCGAGGAAAAAAACCTCGTAAATTAACAATGAATGATATAGTTAATGCGGCTACAGAAATCGCCAATACATTTGCTGAGGGTGGCAATATTGGAAGTAAGAAGGAAGATCTCATTTCGTCTTTCCTTCATCGCCCAGATGGTTTTATGCGTAAAATGAAAAAGAGGGATCTTGTACAAGAAAGTTTAACGTATAATGAATTTGCAAATGCGGATAAAACAGTTGATAAAAAATGTCCAGTTTGTGGAATAACATTTAAAAATATTCATTCGACTGACCAGAAATTTTGTTGTGCTGAATGTGAATTAAAAGGTACGATGTCCAATAACTTAGAAGAAGCTTGGGATCGTAGCCAAATTAAAAAAGCCGGATTTATTCCGTATTACCGAGATAATAACGGCGTAGCTCGAATGTTATTTGTTATTAGCAGCGATCCGTCGTATGGTGGGGACAAGCCCATGATTGCAAAGGGGCATGTTGATGCTGGTGAAAACGAAATGCAAGCAGGGCTTAGAGAAGCAAACGAAGAATGCGGGTTGAGACCTTCAAATTTGATTTCTAACACCGTTAAGATTGGTTGGAAAGGTGAAATAACAGGATATACAGAAACCAGTGAGATGACTATTTTTATTGGGGAAGTAACCGATCCCGTAGATTTTGATAAACCTGGTTTTGAAGTTAGTGAAACAAAATGGTTAACCGCCGATGAATTTTATCGGATCGGACGTAAGAGTCAAAGTAACATTGTTAAGGCCTGCGATGGTAAGATATGAGATTAACAGAAATCAATAACTCGGGAAGCGGTAATGATGCAATAATTTCTTTCATTAAAGAAAAGTGTTCTGATATTTTGGTGCTGTATCGCGAGAATAGAAAAGTTTTATACCGAGGAATAGCGAGTTCCGAGAAGTATTTAATTGACGAGTCACCAGTAAATCGTTTGCCAAGAGATACTCCTAGATTTTTATCATTTGCCATCGACGACAAGTTACAAGCGGCCGGGTTTAAGGCATTACGATCAAATAGTATTTTTTGCACGGGTCGGGAGAATGATGCTATAGCATACGCCGATGGCGGAAGTTTATATGTAATTTTTCCAGTTAACGGATTCGATTATACATATTGCAAATATCGAGATTTAACAGAAGAAATGGAATATAATGTTCCTCAAATTCAAAATATGTCAACAGATAAATTTATTAAAGATTTGGAGTTTAAAGATACTGATTTAGGATTTGCTATGCATACCGGAGTAGAAGTTTACCTTCATGGAAAATATGCAGCAGTTCGTTATAATTCTTTTTCAACATATTGGTTTCAAGACTGGCTTGGAGTAATTATATGAGACTTTTGAAATTAAACAAATTCATTATGATAATTGGCGTTTGCCTAATGATACCGAGTTGCGGAAAGAATTTGATCTCAAACATTTAAATGACAGAGATTATCCTGATGTAATTGGATTACCAGATATTAATTGCTGGTCTACCTGGAAAAATGCTAAACTAGCGGTTTTACGGGGCAAAATTGAACGTCTGTCATACGATAATTTTAATTCAATTTCTAGATTGACAAATGGTAGTTCTTTGCAGATGATGCAAGATATAAGTTTGTATTATTCTGATTATGTTAGAGATCCATTTAGAATTGCAAGAGGATTTGAAAATAACGATGCAATTCCTATGGCGATGGTAATAGAACATTATGGTCAACGAGTATTAACGGCAGGGAACACTCGGTTAAATGCAGCTAAAATATGTGGGGTTGAGCCATATCCGAAAATTTTAGTTATTCCAGGCGAGGTATGAAATGAGATTTGATGAGTTTAACGTGAACAATATTATTGTTAAATAATGGAACAGAAAAGATTATTTAATTGATGGTAATCATCGAGTTGTAGCCGCTTAATGGAGTAATAGATTATTAGAATGTCGCTGCCTTACCTGCGATATATCATTGATATGGAGCTATTTTAATGAGAATAGATGAATTTGCAAAAAAGAAAAAAATTGAAGCAATATATGATCCAATAGAAGCTGCTAGAGAATCCCTAGAATATTACAAAAAACATGGCACTACGGTTGCTCCTAACGGAACACTTCAGCTTTTTATACCCAGAAAATCAGTATCATATACTACGAAAAAAGAAAGATCAGATTATTTACTTAAAGATAGGGCAAAATATTCATACGACGATGAGGGGAATCTTACCGATTGGGCGAAAAATTATATTGATACTGCGATGGAGTCTAGAAATTTAAACGAGGGCGCTCCTGTTATAGCCGGCGGCTCCCCGGTATTACCCGGAAATAATAAACCAGTTGGGGCAATTTTATGGACAAGTACCGCTAAGAAATTACCAAATGGTAAGTGGACAAGCGGATGGAATAAATTTATACAAGCCTATGGAATGGGAGATTTGGGAATATCTAGGCAAAGTAAAATAGGTTATGTATACAAGGTTAAGCCGAACACTGTAGTTTATGAATTAGATTCAACCGATGATGCAAAAATAATTTATGAAATTTTTGAAAAATTGGGCCGTGGTAATTCAGCATATTTAGATCCTGCAGAATGGGAACGAATAAAATCATACGGGTCTCCGGATGATTTGATTAAAAAAGATTTTCCTTGGCAAGAATTACAGAAGCATTTTGATTGCATTCATCATTATAATTTCGGGTCATATAGTTATGCTGGTTATGATGGAGCAACACAATTTACGTACGGATATGACTGTGAATCGAGTTGCTGGTTAAAATCAGATCAATTAGAATTATTAGGGCAAGTTCCTATTTTTCAAGGTGATGAAGATCAAGACGATGACGAGTAAGGAAGGTAAAATGAAGTTACTAGAATTTGATGGGTCTCTTAGTAAATTTTCTTATATAATCGAATCAGACTGCTCGAATATTTTAAAAATATTTCGTTCATGTAATAAGGTTTTGTTCCGAGGAATTAAATCGGAGAAATCTATAATTAACGGTCAATCACCTATTAATAGAAAGCCGATGGATACTACTCTTGATTTGCAAGAGTTAATTGATAGTAAGTTGCGTGCCGCCGGGTTTAAGGCATTACGATCAAATAGTATTTTTTGCGCAAGTGACTATTTTTCAACTGAGTATTATGGAAACCCTTATATTATTTTTCCCATTAATGGTTTTGATTTTTCCTTTTGCCGGTATGCTGATTTACATGAAGAACTTAAATTATCGAAGCAGGAGTTAGAAAATTTGTCGCCCGAAGAGTTTGTATCGACGTTGAAATACAATAACACAAATATTAAAATTGCTCTTAAAAAATCAATGGAAATATGTATACATGGAAATTATATAGCCGTATCATACGACGAATATAAAAATCAATTAGATAATTTTTTAGATTTTGATATTAAGAAAAATATGCCGAATAAATTCCACTATACAATATAATAATTAATATCTTCACAATAATACGTATATGCTGTATAATTACTTATAAGGAGAAACGCTAATGGCATTACCCGCAAGTTTTGGCCCAGCAGAAATTCAAAGATTAAAGGATTTGATCACAGACGGTGTTAGGACACAGGATGAGATTCAATCACTAAAAGAAGGTTTATCTGACACTGTAAAAGCAATTGCAGAGGAGTTGGAAATACCTGCCAAGTTACTTAAAAGTGCAATTACTCGTGCACAAAAAGGTGATTTTGCTTCCCAGAAAGATGATTTAGATGATCTTGAAAAGATTCTAGACAGTGTTGGTAGAAAGTAATTTCTTGACAACTATAGATAGCGGTTATATAATAGTTATATGTCATATATTACAGCTAGAATAGATCGTAAGAATGATCGTATTGAAGTTATCGAACGAGTCAATGGCAAGAGAGTGTTCAATAATTATCCTGTCGATTATAGTTTCTATATCGATGATCCGAATGGGTCTTATAAATCAATTTATAATACGCCTCTAACAAAAATTACCCCTAAAACTTCTAGTGAATTTTACAAAGAACTAGCGATCCTTAAAGGTACAGATAAAAAGATTTGGGAGTCAGATTTAAATCTTACTTTTAAATGTTTATCGGAAAATTATAAAGGTAAGCCCGCTCCTGATCTTCATGTTGCTCTTATCGATATCGAAGTTGATTTCGATAAGGATAAGGGATACTCGCCCATCGAGGACCCCTTTAATAAAATAACCGCAATTACAATTGATCTAGTTTGGTGTAATAAACTAATTACTGTAGCAATTCCACCTAAAACTATTACTTTCGACGAGGGGCAGAGTATAGCAAATAAATTCGAGAACACATATGTGTTCGATAATGAAGTTGATATGCTTAATGCCGCTCTCGATATATTAGAAGACAGCGATGTTATATCAGGATGGAATAGCGAAGGATTCGATATTCCATATCTTGTTAATCGAATCCAACGAGTGATGAGTAAAGATGATACTCGTAGATTATGTGAATTATCCTGGAATGAAAAACCAAAGGCTAAAGTAGTTGAAAAATATGGTAAAGAATTTAAGACGTATGAATTAGTTGGCAAGATTCATATCGATATGATGGATTTATACCGAAAATTCACATATGAAGAACGTCATTCATATTCATTAAATTCTATTGCTGAATATGAATTAGGAAGTAGTAAGACTGAATATAAAGGTTCATTAGATGATTTATATAATAATGATTTTGAATTATTTATTAGATATAATAGGCAAGATGTTAATCTATTGGAGCAGTTAGACAATAAATTAAAGTTTATTGAACTTATTAATGTTGTCGCCCATGATACAACCACTCTTTTACCTACTTGTATGGGAACCGTAGCCAAAACAGACCAGGCTATTATTAATAGAGCCCATGATTTGGGTATGATTGTTCCAAATAAACCAAAATATAGTTCTCAGAAAGACGATGACGAGCCAGCCGCAGTAGGCGCATATGTAGCCGATCCAAAAGTAGGAATTCACGAATGGCTAGGTGTAATTGATATTAATTCACTATATCCTAGTACAATTCGTGCATTAAACATGGGAATAGAAACTATTATTGGACAGTTGCGCCCCACACTTACAGAGGCATTTGTTGCTGAAAAAATGTCACAAAAAGGCATGACTTATTCTCATGCGTGGGAGGGTGTTTTTTCAACTCTAGAATATCAGGCGGTTATTGATCGAAAACCTGGCGTAGATATTATTATTGATTGGGAATCAACAGGTACAAGTGATACTCTTTCAGCTTCTCAGATTTATGATATCATTTTTTATAGCGATCAGAAATGGATGCTAAGTGGTAACGGAACAATTTTTAGTTATGATCAAGAAGCGATTATTCCTGGATTATTAGCTAAATGGTATGCAGAAAGAAAAGAACTACAAGCAAAAAAAGAAGAATTTGTAGATTTATCATTTGGTATAACGATACCAGATAATTTAATTGATGCTCTTTCCTCTTAGTGGCTTTACGAGTCAAGCCCGTGTGTACTTCACGTGCGTTAGAACGCATTGAATCGCGGTAGTTCACTATGATAAAAACATTATATAGGGATTATTAAATGTTCGATTTATTTTACATGGAAAATATGTTTCGCAATACCGGAAAAGTTAAAAACGAAAGACAATTTATTCGATATTTTAAATTGCTAAAATTTTTACCGCAGGATTTAGTCAAATCGGGTTTGGGTTCAGTAGAGAAACATCATATTTTGCCGGTGGCGATATTTCCTGAATATAAGCATGAATCCTGGAATATTATCGTTGTTGAACCTAAAGCTCATTATCTTCTACATTATCTATTATTTAAATCAATTCGTGATCGCAGTTGTATTTACTCATTTAATCAGATGCGCCGTGTCTCAAAATCTAGAGGAATTACTAACTGCCGGTTATATCAGGCCGTTCGTATAGAATTTGCAAAACTAATATCTGAAAATAATACCGGGAAAGTGCGAACACAAGAACAGCGTGATTATATGTCGAAATTATTTGCGGATACGAATATTTATCGTCATAAAATAACCAAAGAGTTATTACGTATGTCGATTGGATCTCAATCAGATGAGTGGGAGCCTTTTCAAACAGGTAGAGTGCGTACCCAAGAGTCAAAGGATTTATGCAGCCGGAATTTTACTGGTAAAATATGGCAGTATAATCCTAAAACGAGAGAAGTAGCACAAATGCATGAAATTTTACCTGGGTTTGTTAAGGGATACCCCGATTGGTTAAAACACACCGATTATTCATATATAACAGAATCAAGATGGGTGTCAAATAATACTACCGGGGAAACTTTAAGAATTAATGAAAATGCGCCACGTCCTGAAGGATTTATCGAAGGAAGAATTTTTAAAAATAAAGGGTTTGCAACTGCGAATAATCCAAATAATAAAAGAGTATTAGATATTCGTGATAAAAAATTTAAATTAATCGGGAAGAAAGATTTTTCAAATACATATTATCGAGTAGCGGGCACATCATTGGAAAAAGTAATTGTTGCTAATTTTGAAAATTATTATTTTTTACTTGGTGATTTTTTAAAGTATATGAAATCACGGTGTGCCTTGCAAAATCATAGTCCCAGGGATTTATCAATACTAAATTTTGTTATTCCCGGCACCACTAAAAGGAAATTTGCTGAACGAATTAGGTTTTCGGAAATATATGGTGGTAAAACATTAAAGGAAATAGGTGTTGTAATGATGCCATTATCTGAGTATAATTATAATAAGGATCATATATGGTGGAAGTAAAAAAACTTCGGGAGTTATTTGTTAATGGAAATATCTCGGATATTAAACAATTTATAACAAATAATAATCTTGAAATCCGAAATGGAAAAATTTTTTCTAAAAACATATCGGAAATTAAAAAACAGGTAGAATATTATGATGGATTGCAGCACGCAAAAAAACTCCTACTCAATGCGACATATGGAACGCTGCTCCAACCAAGTTCTCGTTTTTTTGACAAACGTGTAGGGCAATCGGTTACTTTAACCGGTAGGGGAATTGTAAGGCATCAGAGTTCGTTTGTTAATGAATGTATAACTGGAGAATATAACTATCTAGGAAGAGCAATTCATTATGGGGATACAGATTCAACTCAATTTTCGGCTTGGCCAGTGATGAAAGATATGATAGATGAAGGTCAAGTTGAATGGAATCGAGATATTGCAGTTCAGCTATATTTGAAGATTGGAGAGCAAGTTAACGATTCTTACGCCGATTATATGAAGAGATCGTATAATTGTCCGGATAAATTTGGTCAATTAATTAAATCATCTTGCGAATCAGTAGGTTATCGTGGTTTATATATTACTAAAAAACGATATGCAATTCTTAATTATTTTAAAGATGGTAAGTTTTATGGTGACGATCATTTAAAATTAAAAGCAATGGGATTAGATTTGCGTCGCAGTGATACCCCGGAAGTTTGCCAGAAATTTTTAAGTGAAATATTAATGGATTTACTACAAGGTAAAACAGTTGATGATTTAACAGCAAAAATTAATATATTCAAGGATAAGTTTAAAGCATTGCCATTACATGAGCAAGGTACACCGAAGCGTGTCAACAAGCTAACATTTTATGCGGACCAAATTGCACAAGGAAAAGGTAATCGAGTTCCTGGACACGTCAGAGCGGCAATTAATTGGAATTCATTAAGAAAAATGAATAACGATAATGTTCATACTCGTATCGTTGATGGGCAGAAGTGTGTGGTTTGCCCTTTAAAAGAGAATCAACTGAATATGACTTCGGTTGCTTATCCAACAGATGAATCCCATCTACCGGATTGGTTTACTAAACTACCATTTGACAATGATGCAATGATTGCCGCGGTGGTAGATAAAAAGTTAGAAAATCTCTTGGGAAAGTTACCAATATGGAAAGCAATAGAAGAAGGGACTCGTAAAATTAATACCTTTTTTGATTTTTTTGAATAAGTTGAAATTGCTTGACATTACTCTAACTTTACGTTATAATAAATTATAAACTTTTGTATTTTCATAAGGAAAAAATGATTGACACACTACGCGAAATAATCGCATACTCCCATGCTCTAGGTTTTCTTGATCTAGTTAAGGTTACTGGCACCGATACTGCTACCGAGCTTAATGCAATGGCCGCAGACAAAACGGTTGTTCTTAATTCACAATTTGTGCAGCCAATTCCTGAATTAGAAGGGGTTTTTGGTTTGCACGATTTAGGTCGTCTTAATACTATTTTAAATATTCCAGAATATAAGGAAAACGCATTCATTACGGTAACGAAGCAGACGGTTAATGGAACAGATGTTCCCGTTGGTATTTCATTTGCGAATGCATCTCGAGATTTCCGAAACGATTATCGATTCATGAGCCGAGATGTAGTTGAAGAGCAGTTACCTTCTAAGACTCGTAAGGCAATTGCTTGGAATATTTCAATCGTACCAACCGATAATGCAATTCAACGGTTGAAATTTCAGACTCAGGCCGCAGGCAGCGCAAATACATTTACCGCATCTGTATCAAATGGAAATCTTTGCCTTGTCTTAGGCGATCATAGTTCGCATACTGGTGAATTTGTGTTCGCCGCCGGAGTTACTGGCTCCATTAAGACACCCCGTGAATGGCCGCTGTCAAACGTGTTAGCAATTTTGAGTCTAACCGGAGATAAGGTGCTTTCAATTGCGGATGCCGGCGCAATGGAGATTAAGGTAACAACTGGGCTCGCGGTTCATCAATATACAGTACTTTCGCTAGCGAAATAAAGATTAAGGGGGATTTATCCCCCTTCTTTTAAAAGAAAGGAAAAATATGCATTGGAAAGAAGTTGAATACGGAGCCGTACGGTCAAAAGTTAAATTTGCATTTTTAAAAATTACCGATCCCAAAACACGATATGTTTATTGGCTAGAACCGGTTGAAATTCAGCAAGAATATATAGCATATTATAACGGCGGTGGTTTTTGGCAAACAGTTCGAGTATTACCGATACAGGTGGCAACATAGTGGAATTTTCACAGCATAATATTGATAAAGAGTTATTTGATCCAAAAACCGGATTAGCGAAGTATTCATTATATTTGCCTGCACTTAGCACATTTTTTATACGATATATCGGACGACAAAAATATCATCTTCGTGGTGAGGTTGATCCGTCTAGAATTCCTGTCGGATTCAACGGATCAATTGATGGTTTAAATTGGTTAGATAAAAAGAATGGTTATTTTAATTATAGTCATAATCTTTATTCAGCCGGGCACACGGATTTAACAAAAATTGCACAATCTGAATCGATGGTATATGAGCGGGATCAAACTGATTTTATTCTAGCCGATAGTGGCGGGTTTCAGATTCTATCCGGAAATGAAAAATGGTCCGGCGATTGGAAAGATCCTAATTGTCCTAGGGCTGGGGCAAAACGTAAACAAGTTTTGAATTGGATGGATTGCAATCTAAAAGCACAATACGGGATGACACTTGATGTTAGTCCAGTTATTGTGAAGAAAGATCGAGTTCGAAAGTTAACAGGCATTAATACATATGCAGACGCAGTTAAGGCAACGCAAATTAATAACGAATATTTTATGCGAAATCGAAACGGGTCGTGTAAATTTCTTAATATTTTGCAGGGAAATACACACGCCGAAGCAGAAGATTGGTATAAGCAAGTAAAGAAATATTGCGATCCGAAACAATATGAATCTCCGTTTAATGGCTGGGCCTATGGTAGTCAGACATCTGCGGATCCTCACCTAGCTCTAAAGATGTTGGTTCAGCAGAGATTTGATGGCCTTTTGGAACCCGGCATTCACGATTGGATTCACTTTTTAGGCAATAGCAATTTAGAATGGAGTTTGTTATTAACAGATGTGCAGAAAGCATTGCGCAAATATCATAATCCAAAAATAACGCTTAGTTATGATTGCGCAACACCGTTCCTTTCTTCGACGTTTGCCACAATTTATTATAAATTATTCGATGCATCTAAAGATGATTGGACTTTTTTTGTTGCGCCGTTTATCGATGATAAAAAATATTCAACCGACATGCGATCCTTAAAAGATATTCTCGAACAAGATGGTATATTTGACGAATTTATCGACAGTCCGATTAGTGCTCGATTAACCGGGCATGATATTTGTTCATACGGGCCAACGGATCTAAATAAGTTAGGCAAAATCGGAAAGACTTCGTTTGATTCGTTTAGTTACGCTTTGCAAATGGCACATAATGTATATATGCATATTATGACTGTAATAGAATGCAATAAGAAATATGACTCTGGGCTTTATCCGGCGGCATTATCAACTCTTGCAAAAGGTAATAAACCAATGATGTACTATGATCGACTGTATTTAAAAGACATTATCGAGGATATTTTTTCAACCAGTGATTATGGTAAGGCTATGAAATTAATAGATCACTATACTGCATACTGGCAAAAATTTTCCGGTACACCTAGTAGGAATACCGGAAAAAAGACTAAAAATTCCCTAACATCTTTTAATAATTTATACGAGTAATAAATTTTGAAAGTACCGCAGAAACATTATCTTGATAGTGAATAGCTAAAAATGGAATATTATTTTTCTGGCAAAATTCCATTTTTAGCTTATCATGATGTTGAACTTTCTTTAATCGTCTTTCAGCCTCAAGTTCTGTCATGTTTTTATTCCATTTAACTTTAAGATAATGATGACCTCCTTGATATTCGATAAGTCCTAATAATTTATTTGAAGAATTAAAAATACCGAAATCAAATGGCATCGATTTTTTGTCACGTCATTCTGGAATTTTAATTTGCACAGAAAATATTATATGATTTTCTGATAGGTATTTTTCAACTACTCTTTCACCGTGGCTTAGATGGCATTTTGGGCAACCGGCACCATATATATGACCGTATGCTTTTTGGTAAAAAGATCCGTGCTTTGGACAAATAATTTCAATTTTTTCTTGTGCACCGCGCCAAATAATTTTTTCATAAGAATAATATTTATTATGTAATTTATTAGCTGTTAATAGAAAATCATTTAAATTCCAGGTAGTTCGATCCCGGCCACATACAGGACAACCACTGCCACGAAGATGATTAACTGGTTTCTGACTAAAATTTCCATGAATGGGACAGGTAATAGTTAATGGTATTTCACTGCCCCTACAGTCCGAATCTTGATATGTATAGAATTTTTTATGAATTATATTTGCCTTTCGAATAAAATTTGCCGTACCGCACCATGAGAACAATAGGAACAACCACTTTCTATCAAATGATTGGCCGGTAGTTGCTGAAAATCTCCGTGTATAGGGCAGGTAATTATTAATGGAATTTTGCAGCCTACATATATTGATTTATCATATGAATATTTGTTCAAATGTTTTTTATTGGCTAAATTAATGAATTGTTCTTTTGTTCTTGTATACTTTTCAGAGTTATTTTTATAAGAGCATAATCGGCAGTTAGTACCGTTAAGATGCATCTTGGGTGTTTGCTGAAAATCTCCGTGTATAGGGCATGTTATAATTACTTTTTCGGTGTTAATTCGAAATATGGTTTGAGGATAAGAATATTTTCCATGATGAATTTTCATAGAACATAATACGAAGTTGATAGTTTTGTCTGAATAAATATCCATGCTGATTGCCTCCTTGGGGCTTTAGAGTTGGCATACGTTCTTAGCGTAGTGGCCAACATTATTTATTCATGTTTGACAAATACTATTTTATGGTTTATAATTAATTATATCGAATAAAAAGGATAATAATGCAGAATATTGTAGAAGGAACGGTTTGTATTTCCGAGGTTATTAAAGAACGTATTACTCGAGCAAATGCAAATTTTAAATCAACGGATAATATTAGTAAATTTATCAATCCCCCCGAATTACATTTATTAGAAGACGAAGTAGCAAGGAAAATGGAATCGGTATTATCTAGTCTAGTAATAGATACTCGTAACGATCATAATACAAAAGATACCGCTCACCGTATGGCTAAGATGTATATTACTGAAACTCTTAGTGGGCGTTATTTGCCAGAGCCTAAGGTTACTAGTTTTCCGAACGCAAAAGAATATGATCAATTATTAGTAGCAGGACCAATAGCAATTCATTCGGTTTGTGCCCACCATTTCCAAAATATTACCGGTGTTGCATATATCGGTGTTTTCCCCGGTAAGAAAGTAATTGGATTATCTAAATTTAATCGCATTACGGAATGGTTTTCAAATCGTCCAACTATTCAAGAAGAATTAACGGTTCAGATAGCAGATGAAATTGAACGTATTACAGAAGCAAAGGGTGTAGCCGTACTAATTAAGGCATCTCATGGATGTCTTACAGAGCGCGGCGTTCAGGCTGCTGAAAGCGCATTTACAACAAGTGTTGTACGCGGTTCTATCAGGGAATCACAATCCCAAAAGGATGAATTTTTTCATATTGTTGCATCTATGAAAGGTTAATAATGAATATATTAATTGTTGGTTGTGGTTTTGGCGATGCTGTATATAGGCCAATTTACGAACGAGCGGGATCTACTATTATTAGAGTAGATCCCGATGTTTTGAAGTTTCCGGATTATACTTCGGTTGAACAGATTCCAAGTACAATGCATTTTGATATAGCCCATATTTGTGTTCCTAATTATTTGCATGAAGATATAGCTGAAAAAATTGCAGCTAAAACGGATATTGTATTCGTCGAAAAGCCGGGAGTGCAAAGCCAATTACGATGGAATCGATTGGTAGGATTAAATCCTAACACTCGAATTACTATGACTAAAAATAATATGTGGCGAAAAGAAATTCCGGCGTTAATCGAACGAGCGGCAAAAACAGAGATAATAGATATCGAGTGGCGAACTAAGAATAGAGTTCCTCGCCCGGGTTCGTGGTTTACTGAAAAAGCAAAATCTCTTGGTGGAATTAGTAAGGATATTCTTCCACATCTTGCTAGCATTATGATTGCACTAGCCGGTGCAAATTGGGAGTATTGCACCGTTGTTGAGAATATTAAACGTCAGGTTTGGGATTTAAAAACTATTGCGCACGATGGTTCTGATTATGGACCGGTAAATGAAAACGGAGTATATGATGTGGACGATACTGCAAAAATTGTAGCCGATATTTGCGGGAAAACATATATTTTAGATGCCGCGTGGAAAACAAACGAACCAGATCGAATTGGTATTTTTTTCAATGGAAAAGATTTCTTTCCATTGGGTCTTTGTCCAGAAGAAGCATATGAATCAATGATTTTAGATTGTCTTCATAATTTTGATAATGAAGATTTTTGGTATAACCAATATAAAATTGATAGGTTTTTACATACGCTATAAATGATGCCGAAAATAATCAAATAGTGATTTTAGATAAGGTATAAATGAAAACTCGATTATTAGTAACAGATGGGGACGATAAGTTTCGAGAAATGTTTTGGGATAAACCCGAGCCAGATAGCAATCAAATTGAAGTTAAAAGTATAATGACCGGTATATGTCGCAGTGATATTGCAATGATGCAAGGTAAATTTACCTTACCTTATACTATGTCCGGACATGAAGGTTTGGGACAGGTAACAAAAGTTGGTAAGGATATAAAGGATATCAGCGTTGGAGATTATGTCGCGACTCGCGGCGAGCCTGCATATTCAGATTTTTATAACGTTCGTGCAAATGAATATGTATTTGTTCCAGAAGCTGCGCCGAAATACATCTTAGAACCGGTTGCGTGCGGAATTAATTTGATATTATTTCCGTGTACATTAATGCCGGATAAGATTTATTATAGTAAAAATATTTTAATATTAGGAACTGGATTTCTTGCATATGTTGCCTATCAGACATTAAAACTATATAATAATATCGGAGTTATTGATATTGATGGGCATAGTAATTTAGATATTTGGCTATCGGAAGGTATAACTCTTAATGAACGACATTCTGATAGCTATGATATAATCATTGATATTCGAGCTGGCAATGAAACTTCCTCGGAAAATATTTTGAATAACGAAGCTTTGATTATTAATGCGGTTGGTAAAAAGATGGATACTTCTCAAATGGATTGGGCCTCTGCTGTTGTGGTTCACCCTAGTCCCAGAGCATCATGTTTTCTAGATGCAATGCATAAGGCTAGACTCTATATTGAATCAAATTATTTAGACATTGACAAATTCTGGACTACCTGTTATGATCGTAATAGTGAATGGCAGAAAGCATTCAGCGATGCCTTAAATAGGCCAAAGAATTATGGAAGAGGATATATTAAATGGTAAATAAAAACACTCTTGAAGAGGAACAAGCATTAATAGTATCTGCTATTAAAATAGCAAATAAGAATAATCAAGCTCTTAGATTATCAAATGTAAATAAATTTATCTGGGTTACATTCCAAAAATCTGGCATTCATTATTATCCTGCCGCAGCAGACGATCCTGCGTTAGAAAAAGTTTCTTATCTTGCTTCACCTCATCGGCATATTTTCCATTTTAAAGTTCAAATTTCTGTTAATTCGAACGATCGAGATATAGAATTTATCCTTTTTAAACAGTGGCTCGAAAGTTTTTATGATGATAAAATTCTTAAATTGGATTATAGATCCTGTGAAATGATGTGTGAGGATTTGTTTATTCAGATTGAGGAAAGATATCCTAGCAGAGATGTAATTATTGATATTTCCGAAGATGGAGAAAACGGCGCTCATATGGAATTTATCCAATAGGATTAATTATGATATATATTGTTGAACTCGAAAGTTTGGAAAATCGTTACACTTCCCAGTGGAGCGTTCATATTCCAAAGTTACTTCGATCAAAAGGATTTGATGTAACGGTTATAACTGGCCCAACTAACATCCCAGAGGCAACTACTCCAGGAGCATTTTTAAACTTCGGTGGAACAAATGCCTGGAAAAGTAATCAGCTTGAACAGATTAGTAGAATGTTTTGTGATGGCATTATTAAAGCCGGTGATCATTTTCTGTTTACTGATTTTTGGAATCCCTCAGTAATTAATGTAAAATATATGAGTGAATTACTGGGTATTCCAGTAACACTTCATGCCCAGATACATGCAGGAAATTATGACTCTCAAGATTTTCTCGGAAGATTAATTGGTCCAAAAAAATGGATTCAGTATGCAGAGCAGAGCATGTTTTTTGCATATGATCATGTATATTTTGCAACCAATTATCATAAGGATTTATTCCTCAAAGCATATCCGCATACAGGTGAAGATATTGGACCATTAAGAATTATTCGATGCGGGCATCCTTATGAATATATGGTTGATGTATTAAAACCATATCAAACGATTCCAAAAGAAGATATTATTTTATTTCCCCATCGAATCGCACCAGAAAAGCAAGTTGAAATTTTTCGAGATCTTGCTAAATATATTCCAGAGATGAAATTTATTGTTTGCCAAGATACACCGCTAAGTAAACATGAGTATCATACTTTGCTGGCAAAGAGTAAAATTGTTTTTTCCGCGGCATTGCAGGAAACCTTGGGTATTTCGATGGGATCCGAGGGACCAATTTTAGGTGCAATACCAATTGCCCCGGATAGATTAAGTTATTCAGAAATTTTTAAGCATGATCGAGATTTTTTGTATCCGTCTGTGTGGACAGAAAATTGGAAATCTTATGAAAGAAATCGAATGAATTTAGTCGAGCGAATACGACTTATTCTTTCATTGTATGATCGATCTGCTACCCAAAATTATTTGGATAATTCATATTCAAAGTTTTTTAGTTCACACGGTATGATGAGGTTTTTTAAATAATGATTAATTGGAATAAAAGATTTGTAGAGGCTGCATCATTTTTTGCTAAGTGGAGCAAAGATACATCCTCAAAGGTTGGCGCCGTAATTTACAATCCAACTACTAATTCAATCGTTAGTATTGGATATAACGGGTTTCCTAGAGGAGTATACGATTCAGGAGAGGCATTTGACTTGAAATTACAAGAACGCGAACGTCAAGTGGGTTGTTCAATTCCGCGTGCAGTTCGCCTCGAAGCAATTAAGAAAATAGATGAAAGAAATGAGCGTCCGTTAAAATACAAATATACTGTTCATGCCGAAACGAATGCAATTTATAATGCAGCTCGTCTCGGAACGTCGCTAGAAGGAATGGGGATTGCATTAGATTGGTTTCCTTGCTAAGGTTGTGCAGGAGCAATTATTCAAGCCGGTATTAAAGAAATTTCGTGCATTAACCCAGACGTAGATCATCCTCGATGGGGTGAGGATTTTAAAATTTCACTTTCGATGTTTGATGAAACCAAAATTAAGTTGATTTATGTAAATTAGGAGAATTATGGCAATTAAGGTTGGTGAAATTTTCGAATCGCTTCAGGGAGAAGGAATGTATCAGGGGGTTCCTTCAATTTTTCTAAGGGTATTTGGCTGCAATAAAAAGTGCGAAGGCTTCTCAATGCCGCGCGGCGAAAAAAGTGTAGAACGCTTTACAATTTTACCCGAACAATTGACAAAATATGAAGATGCTCCATTGGTTTCTACAGGCTGCGATTCCTATATGTCGTGGGATCCACGATTTAAGGATTTTAGTCCAGAACAAACGATATCACAAATTGCAGATCGTATTCAGCTATTATTGCATAACGGGAAATTTAATCAGGATTGCCATTTAATTTTAACTGGTGGAGAACCATTATTGGCCTGGCAAAAACAATACCCAGAATTGTTAGATGAATTTGTTAAACGCGATATGGGCTTAACACATCTCACTTTTGAAACGAATGGTACGATGGAAATTACTAGTGAACTAAGAATGGCTCTTTGTCGGCACTTTAATAATAGCAAGTTAGAAACTACTTTTTCGGTTAGCGCAAAATTGCCTTGCTCAGGTGAAACCTGGGAGTCATCTATTAAACCTAAGGTAGTTATAGGATATACAATGATTCCTGGTAGTAGAACATATTTGAAGTTTGTTGTCGGGACCGAAGAAGATTTCGACGATGCAAAATTAGCGGTGAAAGAATATCGAGATGCTGGGTTTACCGGTTCGGTGTATGTCATGCCAGTCGGGGGAACCACCGAAACGTATAATTTAACAAATAAAAGAGTTGCTGAATTGGCGATCACAAATGGGTATAGATATTCACCGAGACTCCAGGTTGAACTCTGGAAAAATGTATGGGGTAGTTAGAAATGTCAATACGTGCGAAGTTAAGAAAAATATTTAAGAAACATAGGTCTGCGAAATTATCAAAAGATTTATTAGCCGAAAAAAATGCTGCAACCGCTGCGAAAGAACCCTGGGTTGGAATTGTTCATTTCGACATAGACCCGGATAATTTATCTGAGGGGTCTTTTGAGTTGGATTGGAATGACATTTTTATCGCTCGATTAATTAAATATGGATATCGAGGACATAACGATCAAGAAATGGTTGATTCTTGGTTTCGACAGATAAGTTACAGCATGTTCACAGATGAATTTGAACAAGAAATTGCCGATCCTGATAAACGTCGAATGATAAAAAAGAAATTAATAGAGAATGGTAGATCAGAAAATTATTGAATTTTAAAGTTAGAAAGTATATAATAATTTTATGAGTAAAAAGCACATCATTAAAAATTCGTACGATGCATATTGGTTTCTTCACAAACATCCGAAATTTATGGTTGAATACCGTTCGGATGTTCTTATTGGAGTCAAGGATCTTGGGCTTCGTAGCGATAATAGATATGTTGCGTTTGAAAAAGCAGATGGCACGAAATTATATCAGGAACGATTTGATCGAGTTTTCCATCATTCTATTCAAGAAAATTTCGATATTCATTATACTAAAGTAGATGATTCCCGAGTTGTTAATAAGGATAAATCTCTTAATAAGAATGTTGAATGTTGGTTAGAATTTGGTCCGATGGAATGGACGACAGCAGAATGTTGGGAGCAAGGCTGTCGCGAAAAACCATGTTTGCAGCATATTCATGATATTCGTCTTGATTGCGGCGCGGCCACATTTGATCAAGCCCTTATTATTTTAGCTCGTCTTGCAAAAAAGTATTATGGTGATTATGAAGATAAGGACTAACTAATGAAGAATACATTTTTAATTGTTGACGCATCCCATTTATTTAACCGGTCCAAGTACACGGTTAAAGGAACACCTGACGAAATTGCCGGTATGTGTCTGCATATTATTTTCGCAAGTTTGGGAAAGTTATGGCGAGTGCAGAAAGCCGACCATATAATTTTTGCATTTGATGGAAAATCGTGGAGGAAATCGGTTTACGCTCCATATAAAAGAAATCGCGCGGAAAAAAGAGCGCTAGCGACGCCGGCACAGCAAGAATTAGACACTATTTTTTATTCGGCGTTTTCCGATTTTCAAAAGTTTATAACTGAGCGTACCAATTGCACTGTTTTATATAATCCCATTTTAGAAGCCGATGATTTGGTAGCTGGATTTATTCAGTCCCATCCTGATGATGCCCATATTGTTGTAAGTTCGGATAAAGATTTTGTTCAGCTACTCGCCGACAATGTTACAATGTATGATGGTATTATGGATCAAACTATTACACTTAACGGTATTTTTGATTATAAAAATAATCCTGTAAAAGATAAAAAAACCGGCTCTCCAAAAATGCCAGATGACCCACACTGGTCTGTATTTGAGAAAGCGGTGCGTGGTTGCGTAACAGATAATGTATTCGCCGCCTACCCGGGAGCTCGTAAAAAAGGATCAAAGAATAAAGTGGGTATGCAAGAAGCGTTTGATGATCGAAATAGACAGGGATTTTCTTGGAATGCTTTTATGTTAACTCGTTGGACAGATCATGAGGGCCTAGAGCATCGAGTGTTAGATGATTACAACCGTAATGTGGGATTAGTTGATTTGTCTAAACAACCGGATGAAATATGTACGGTAATTTCTGAAACAATAGCCGATGCGTGTGAACCAAAGTCGGTCCCTCAGCTAGGATTTCACTTTTTAAAATTCTGTGGGAAGTATGAGTTAAATAAAATTAGTGACCAGGCAAATTATTTTTCTCAGTTGCTTGGAACGGCTTTTCCTAGGAGTTAATATGGGCGTTTGGGTAGTTGTTGGCGGTCAGTTTGGCTCTGAAGGAAAAGGTAAAATTTCTTCTTTCATAACGCAAAAAGAAAATATCGATATATGTGTTAGGTGCGGCGGCCCAAATTCGGGACATTGTTTTACCGATAATTATGGAGTAAATCATGTGCTTCGACAAATACCTAGCGGAATTCTTAGGTTAAACTCTAGATTGCTAATTCCGTCCGGAGGTTTAATTGATATCGATGTTCTGGTAGCCGAATTAAATTTATTAAAATTAGGACCAGAACGAGTTGGTATCGACGCAAATGCTATGATAATTCAGCCTCAAGATATTAGAGATGAAAATGACCTTAATATGCGAACTAATATTAGTTCGACATTATGTGGCGTTGGCGCGGCGGTATCTCGTAAGATTCTTCGTGGTAATGATATTATATTAGCAAAAGATATTCCTGAAATTAAATCTTTTATAGTTGATGCATCGAAGGAAATAAATACAGGTATCGATGATGGTAAAAATATTCTGGTAGAAGGCACCCAAGGATTTGGGCTCTCACTTTATCACGGCGGATTTTATCCTAAAGCAACTTCTAGAGATACTTCTGCGTCGGGATGCATCAGTGAATGCGGAATTAGTCCTTTATTGGTAAATGAAATAGTTATGGTACTTCGAACCTTTCCAATCAGAGTAGCCGGTCAGCAGGCTGTGCCATTATATAATGAAATTGATTGGGAAACGCTACAGGAGGAAAGTGGGTATTCTCATTCAATCAAGGAATATACAACGGTTACTAAAAAATTAAGAAGAGTCGGTCGATTTGACTATGAATTATTAAAGAGAGCAATTGAAATTAATCGGCCAACCAAATTAGCTATTAATTTTGTTGATTATTTAGATTGTGAGAATATTAATGCAAAAAGGTTTGATGATTTAACAGATAAAACTAAATTTTTTATTTGGGACATAGAGCATAGATTTGGAATACCAGTATCTTATATTGGATACTCTCCTAACGTAGGATTAACTTTATCACTATGAGTTTATTAACAAAAGACGAATGGACTGCTAAAGTATATCGTGGATATTTGCGCCGTACTGGCATCGAATTGCCATATGGCGAAGATAAATTTTGGTGGCATCGTATTGGAAATAATAGTAGTATGCGATTAAGTGAAAAAGGATTTGAACGTTTTCGCGAAGCCAAAATTTCCTTTTACGAATTTAGTATACCGCTAGGTATTACATGGACCGCCGCTCTTCTTATCGGGTTAACTCGAATGCCTTCCCCTCATTATTTTTACGGAAAATCAACAGATTCGATTTTATATATTGCTGATGAACAGATTGCTTTGCTTTTTAAATTTCAGGATGATATCGAAAATTTTGCAAGAGGATACGTATAACGAATATGAAATTGTTTAGTGATTTTTTAATGGAAGAGGAACAGAAAGAACCCACGTCGGGTACCTATGCTAAGATGACATTATCCGATAAGTCTCGTAATAAATTATCGGCTTGGTTAAAAGAGAAGAATTTTGAGAATTTGGTGGATCCTAGCGAATATCATGTAACTATTGTTTATTCTCGTAAGCCAGTGCCAGAGCTAGCCAATCTTAATCCAGAAGTTCCTATTAATGTTAATCCTATCGGTTGGGAAATTTTTGGGAAAGATCATTTGCTAGTTCTAAAATTAGAAGATTCGGAGCTGACAACTATTTTTAATGCATCCAAAGATATGGGTGCAACATATGATTTTGCGGAATATATTCCTCATATTTCTGTTGCTAAAAATTATGAGGGAGATATTCCTAAAACGTTACCTGATTTTAAAATTAAATTAGATGACTTTGTAGTAGAAAAGCTTGATTTAGAGTTCGAATATACTGAGGAAAGTGAATGATAACTGATTGGAAAGCAACTCCTATTTATATTACAAATTTTAATAATTTAGAACGTGGGTTTCGAAAATTGGTTGATTGGTTGCATTCGGCGGGAATGACTCAAATTGCAGTGATTGACAATGCATCGACCTGGGAACCCTTATTGAAATATTATGATGAAAGTAATTTATTGGTTTTGAATCGAAAGAAAAATTTGGGTCAAGATGCATTTTGGCATTTAGGGTTGTCTCCGATTCAAACTTCTCGTTATATTGTTACCGATCCCGATGTTGTCCCCGATGCAAATTGTCCGAAAGATTTAGTAAGGAAAATGAACGAAGTTGCCGATAGATATGCTCCTATTAAAGTTGGACCGGCTATTCGAATCGATAATCTTCCTGCGCATTATGCAAAGAAACAAGAAATGCTAATTAGTGAAGGTAAGTATTGGGATACTCGAACTAAAGAAGGCGATTGTTGGCGTGCTGCAATAGACACTACATTTGCAATGTATGAGCCAGGCTGGGCAAAGTGGCCGCCTGCCGGGCATGTAAGGTTAGATTTTCCCTATGTAATTGAACATCTTCCTTGGTATGAAGACAGCTCGATAGCTAATGACGAACGAGAATTTTTTAAAGCGCAATGCATTCCTGGAATCAGTCATTCATAACGAAAAAGCCCACATTTTAAAATGTGGGCTTTTTGCTATAAGATATTTAAAAATTTAATTTTTTACTTCGCCTCTTAAAATACTATCAATACATTCTCGATAGTTTTTTCCCTCTGCGACATGCCAATAACTTTCTGAAAAATATCGAATCCAATGGTTTTCAGTTTGCCATGTGAAATCCCATTCCGCTCCCGTATGGTTCATCACCCAGTCAAGCCGTTCGGTATCTGTAAATTCCTTCACTCTGCCTCCTCGCTGCTAGATATTTCGGGTTCAAAATTGTACGGTTCCCGAGTGCAATAATGGCTATCATTGCTCAGATGAACCCAGATTCGATATTTTTCTATCCAGTGCAATCCACGCCCACAATTGGAGCAAATGGCTAACTCACCAACAACAGTATTCGGCTTTGCAATCATGCATTTCTCCACAACAGAGATTGATGTTCGGCGGTAATACCATCCCAATAATTTCGAAGCGCATCCGCATATTGCTCGGAATTAATGCTGGGCTTCTTATTTTGGTCCTGAAAAAACAACGTTGACGCTACCACAAGCCATGCCGAAAAATTCATATTTTTCTCCGAAAAAAGGTTGAAAACCCGATTACTTTTTTGGGTGACGTTGGCCCTGATCATAACCAATGTTCATTCCGTATTGCAACATGAGAGAAACCTCGTCACGGAAGTTGCCCTTGCCAATTGCGATACAAAGTCTGCCGACCCATTCATTGACCATCTCATTTAAATCGGGTTGTTTTTCTGCTGCTTTCGATGCCATTGCTTTCCTCCGAAAATGTTTGTTATACCGGCGTGAAAATAGGATCTCGCCTAGCAATTAAATTATTAAGACAGCCTCTTACAAAGCGCACGGAAAGCTTCTACAGGGGTGAGCAACTTCCATTGCGCTCTGCTGCGCCTTCGTCCTGCTGATAGTTTACAGCGGCATGGCCTGTAGCCACATCCGGTGCAAAGGCCGTTTTCGATTCGGTATATATTTTTAGCGTACCTCCGAGATCCAGCGAATAGCGGTCCTTTTTCGATCTGCATTTTATCACTCCCTTACAGTAACGGTGTTGAGGTTAATCGGCTCTGGAACTTGCGTAGGCCTTAATACCGGCTTGCTGAAAAACTGCCGCATACGCGTTCGCGCCCTCTTCTTTGAGGTCCATACTTTGCGATCCGCTTCCACCAGGATTCCATAGGTTCAACCCACCGCCGTAGGCTTTACGAAAGCCAAGAGCAATGAGTGCCTTGCCTAGTCGGGTACTACCTTTTTCTGATACATGAACCCACGCAAATCCGCAATATGCTGGTTCTCCGTATTTTAAACGGAATTCGGCTTCAGCGGTTTTGGCAGCGACCAGCGCGGTTGCGTGAATAGCGGCTAGTGATGTGAGATCAGTCATTATGCTCTCCTTACCAACAAATATAGTATAACGTACTTCGATGTCGAACGCAACCGAAATAAATTTTTTCGGGTGCTGAAAACAAAGAAGATAACAATTATTTTTGACACTGAAAACAAAGGATTTACCACTATTTGTTGAAAATAAAGGACTTAAAAATGCTTGCAATCCTGATCTGAATGCGTTATACTATATTTGTTGGTAAGGAGAACGCAAAAGATGCTTCAATACTTGCTACCGCTCGGGTTTACACTCATTTTAATGAGTCCGATTGCGTATCACCAGATCAAGTTTCGTCGTACGCTGAAAAGAATTGCGCGAAACCGTTAAAATTACCGGTTGACATATCAACCCAAGTTTGCTACTATAATAGTAGTCAAAAAGAAGGGGATTAAAAAACAATGGTTTCAAATCGAACTGACACATCTAATGCTCTTACCATGACTGATCTGGTTCTCCGGCTCAAGCGGTGCCTTAAGGTTAAGCGTCCCGCGTTTGTTTGGGGTGGCCCTGGCCTCGGAAAGTCCTGCGGTATCAATGCGCTCGCCAAGGAACTCGGCGGAGTTGTTATTGATATTCGGTTGAGCCAGATGGATCCGACTGACATTAAGGGCATTCCGTATCCTGCAAAGGATGAAAATGGCCGTAATGTAATGTGCTGGGCTCCTCCCGAGCAATTACCAACCAAGGAATTTTGCGACGGTTTTCCAATCGTCATTCTTTTCCTTGACGAGATGAACAGCGCTCCGCCGTCGGTGCAAGCCGCTGCATATCAACTTGTTCTTGACCGTAAGGTTGGAACATATACGTTGCCCGATAATGTTTGCGTCCTCGCCGCTGGCAATCGCGAAACAGATCGCGGTGTTACCTTCCGTATGCCGGCGCCGTTGTCAAACCGGTTCCTTCATTTTGAAATTAAGGCCGATTTTGATTCATGGCTTGATTGGGCTATTCCTGCCAAGATTCATCCGGATATCGTTTCCTTCCTTTCGACTTTTCGGCATAAGCTCTATGAATTTGATCCAACTAGCGCCGACAAGTCGTTTCCTACTCCGCGCAGCTATGAATTTGCGAGCCAGTTGATTACCACCGAGCCCGACGAGGAGAAGCTGAGTGATACGGAAATTCGTGAATTCATGACGTCTGCTGTGGGCGCGGGTACTGCCACCGATTTTATGGCATACCTGAAGGTTGGTAAGGGATTGCCGAAGCCGTCTGATATTCTTAACGGCAAGGTTACCACGATTAATACTCGAGAGATTTCTGCTCACTATCAGTTGATTGTGGGTATGCTGTACGAAATGAATGAATTTTGGACGAATAATAGTGTTACTACAGGAACATCCATTTCGGTTTCGAACCGTAAGGTTGCTGATCGGAAGTGGAATAACGACAACGATGTGAAAACTTGGATGAAGATGCTAGATAATTTTAACGGCTTCATTCTCACTCAGGTGGAATTGGAAATTGGAATGATGGCGGCTCGTATGGAATTTTCCAATTTTAATTTTGGCGTTTCCCTTAAGGGTACAAAGTATCAGTTTGTAAACCTTAAGAGCTGGCCGCAGTTTATTGAGAAGTTTGCGAAGTATGCACTGCAAACCACTCGGTAATATGGTATAATCAACGAGCCAAGCAGGTTTAAACCTGCTTGGCTCGTTGATTGAACGATAAAAGTTGCTTTGCAACTTGTTGATTTTAAAGGGGCAATTTTGTAAATAACGCCCCACGACGCCCCTTAAGGGGTCTGAACGTGGCTGGGTATGGCATAAACGCTCGTGGGGCGGTATTTTAATGGTCTGTTGATTTTAAAGGACTTAAATTTTCTTGACTTTTTTGTGGAAAGGCAATATACTTTAATCATGGATAAGAAGGCAAACATTTCAAAAGAGCCAATCTCGAAAGAGGTTGAAGATCGTGTACACGAGAAGATTATTCAAGCTCGCGTAGGGATGCTTTGGACGCAGAAGTTTTTCGGGTCGTTGGCAATGCGGCTGCAAATGCAACCTGCTGACGAGTGGTGCCCCACGATGGCGGTAGATGGAAAATATTTGTATTATAACCATCGATTCGTCGATAATTTAACAAACGATGAGCTCGTGTTTGTTTTCGCTCACGAAATCAGTCATTTGGTTTTTGACCATTTAGGCCGAAATGAAGGTCGAAATAGGAAATTGTATAATTGCGCCGCTGATTATGTCGTTAATGACGATTTGATTCTAGCGAATGTTGGAAAATTTCCAACGGAAGAGGTTGAAGTAAAGGACCCGGTTACCGGACGCACGCATAAAGTTAAACAGGATGTCGGGTTGCACGATATTAAATATCGTGGATGGCTGAGTGAGGACGTATACGAAGACCTCCAAAAGAATCAGCAAAAAAACAATGGCAGCGGTCAGGGTGGCGGATCTGGTCAGATGTCACTAGACGAAATGCTGGATAAGTTGTTGGATGAGCATTTAGATCCGAGCCAGACGGGCGACGGTTCTGGTGATGGCGGGCAGGATGGGAAACCATCAAAATCCGGTCCCGCTAAATTAAGCGATGAAGAGCGTAATCAGATCAAAGCTGAGATGCGCGACAATATTGTCAATGCGGCAAAACTTTGCGCAGCCGGTTCTCTTCCGGCCGGTATCAATCGGTTAATTCAGAATTTAACGGCCCCGAAGATGGATTGGCGAGAACTTCTGCAATGCCAGATTGATAGTATGATTCCGGCTGATTACAGTTTTACTCGAATTTGCCGTAAGGGTTGGGGTTTGGAAGCTATTCTTCCCGGACTTACCACTGAAAAAATGCTTAACGTTGTTGTTGCAATCGATCAGTCCGGTTCGATTAATTCGAAGGAAGCTCAACAATTTCTTTCCGAAGTTAATGGAATGATGCAACAATTTCCTCAATATGCTATCACAGTTTTTTGCTTCGATACCGTGGTATTAAATCCGCAAACTTTTACCTCCGAAAATGGTGAAGATATTTGCAACTATCAACCTATGGGTGGTGGCGGTACTTCCTTCGAAAGTATTTTTGATTATCTTAAGGAAGAAGGAATAGTTCCAACCAGGCTAATCGTTTTCACTGATGGCTATCCAAATAATACCTGGGGAGATGAATTTTACACTGATGTAACCTGGATAATTTCTACTCCCAACATTGTTCCACCTTTTGGTGAATACGCATATATCGACTTAAAGAATATGTAAAAATTTTCCAAACAAAACCCCACCAATATTGGTGGGGTTTTCTGTGTGGCTCGCAAAATATTTAAGATATTCGGTGTAAATAATCATGCTGGGTGTGGCGTTGTTAAAATCAGCGTGATTCGATATAATGCAAAAATAAATCTTGACTTTTCGATACAAGCCGCATATAATTAATATATTCATGAATACAAGAAGTAACTAATATTAGGAGATTTAAATGAGTTTTACAAAACATGTTGGATTAGATAATGCAAAAAACATCATCATAATGACACATCAAATTCCAGGCGAGGAGCATATGTGCCTTGTAGTATATCCCGATAAGATGCCGCCACTTTATTTGCAGCATCTCACTCGAGTTCTTAATAGTGCAGCGGGCCAGGCTGCAAAAAATTTGATGGATGAGGCTTTTAAGATGGTTTTACCTGACGGCAGAAATTTGCTCACAACGTTGCATACAGAGGGCCATCTTAAGAAGCGTCCGACTAAGCAGGTATTCGTTCAGCCCGATTCACGGAATAAGATCTATCTTAGCGAGTTAAATGATATGTTGAGTAAGATTGAAGAGGGTGGAGCTGCGGCGCAAAAACTTGAGCAGTTTGATGCAGGCCGCGGCATTAATAAAAAGGCAGAACAAAAGAAACCGAATGAACTCGAATCGGCGTCGGATTTAAAAATTTCCGCCGATGCTGCTAGTGGTTTACCAATAGTTAGCCCGCTGGTTCAGACTAATAATACCGATCTCATTGCCGAGCTTCATACCAATAGTCAGAAATTAATGGAAACGGCTAATTTTCTCATTGAAGAAGCAAAATCATTGGAAGAAAAGGCCGCTGCATTTCTGCCCGCTAAACGTAAGGGGGCAAAAAATACCCCAAAAAACGTTTCGGAGTAATATGGAACTTGTTTAAATAGATTTAAAAAGCTAGCATAATTAATTATGCTAGCTTTTTTATTTTTAGATAACCGGAAAACCACACTTTTTTGAGGTTTCAATATTCTCTTTTATGATTTCCATTATTGTTGTTCTATCGTCTATTGTTAAATAGACGGATTCTGAATATGAAATTGATCCTCTCATATACCAGATTATTTTAAGCAGATCATCTGACAATTTTTTATTGTCTTTACTCATGTGCTCTATTTCACTTATAATCTCATTTTCGGTCATAACGATTAACTTATTACGAAATTGTGTTCCGAAATCTAAATCAATAGGCAAATAATAGTTGTTACCGCAGGCAGGACATGATATATTCATATCAGGTAAATATGCTTGCTTTTCAGCCGAAACAATATAATCGGTTATCTTTTTTTGAAGTTGTCTATCAATGTGGGTAAACCATTCCTCTAAATATTGTTTTTCATTAACGACAATATTGTTGTCGATAACAATTTTTTCGAGCGTATTAAACTGATAGGTTAAAACATTATTCTTTTGGGCTGTGCTCAATGAAGATAGCATTTCTTCATACCCGTCGATAGATTCTAATTGGGTAATTTGATAAATTTGCTTTTTTAAACGAAAATCATTTTTAGAAAACTCGTTAAATTCTTTGTAAGAATGCGGATGAATAAAAATTTTGAGACTCTGGTCTTCATATGGAATTTCGAATGATTCATTCCATAATTTTGCAGTTAGTGAGTTTATCATTAAAGATAAATTAATTTCGTACGTATCTTTATTAGCGCATTTAGGGCACGCGACAATGAATTCTATCTTAGGGCCGGTTGAAGCAATTTGTATAGTCGCCAATAGATGCTGAATATCGCAACTTAATAAATTATCGGGTTCGATAATGTCTGGGCAGCAATGGGTAATTATTTTTTTTGTTGCTTCCCCGGTTAATAATGCGTCGGGAGTTCGACGGGTGATTTCATCTAACGCAACCATTGAATAAACCGCATAGTTTGTACCATGCGGTTCGCTCAATAGGGTGGTATAAAGTTTTGGTTGATTAAATGGTGGTCTCATTTAAGTACGGTGCCTTTTTGCTGCTCGGGAAAGAAATTGCTGCCTTGGAAAGTTAATTCACTGGTCCATTCTTTTGGCGCACCTGCCCGTAATTCATTTGCAGTACTATTTTGTATAGGAATTTCAAATGCATATTTCTTTCTTTGCTCTTCTAAATGGTTTTTAATAGCATTAAAATATTCAACATCCATATTTTTAATTAGTTGCGAAATTTGTGCTTTATCTTGTGGCGAAGAATTATTTATTTCAAGAAGTATCTTAGATTGCGCATCGATAATTTTCACTGAATTGATACAACTGCAAATAAGATCAATGGCAGTATCTGTTAGGTTAGTAATGCTATTGGAAAATGCCGCTTCGTCCTTAACATTTTCTTCTGAATCAAAATTCTTAGTCAAAATTCGTTTCTGATTTTGAATATTTTTGGAAGTACTAAACAAATATTTTAATTGCACTGGGTTGAGTACAAGATTTAATGACTGCCCAGTTTCGTCCTCTATTGTAATTTCTTCATCCCATGTCGCTGTTCGTTGTGGTAACTGATCAAGTAATGATAAAAGTGAAACGTTAACCTTCCGAGTTAACGTAGTTTTCGGTACTGAAATTTCAATATCAAAATCATCTCCGTAACTTGCAAATCTTATAGCGAGTAAAATTGCATCAACATCTATTGTGGGTATTAGCTCGGGTTGTGTTATTCCCGGAGCACAGCTACGAATTAGATCATATGTTGAACGGCCGGACAATGCGACATCACCGGTTTTAAATTTAATATCATCTTCGGCTGTCATTGCAAAAATAGGAAGCCCTCCCGACTCATCGAGTGTTAGACTACCCGTGGGATACCATTTACCTTTACTAGGCAGATGTAATGATAGTTTATGTTTTCTAAAAAATGCTGCTAATGGATTAATTTGCGGAGTTGCAGAAATATTTTTAATTTGTTGAGCCATATGTTTCCTCTCTTGTATTTATCTTCAAAAGTTTTGTATAAATACAAATAGAGGAAAAAATGGCGCAAGTTCGCATTAAATCAAGTGGTAATTCTCTTAATGATTCGGAAATCGAGAATATCGCATCGGAAGAAACGCTATTAAATATTTTAACTCGGCTCGAATCTATTGATAATGTATTACATGATAAGCCATCCGGTACAACCTCATCCTCAGAAAAAACACCCCCTGCTAAATCTATGGATGAATATTTTAATAAAATAAAAGAAAAATTAGGAATTCATACTAATAAGGCAGATGACAGTAAGGTTAAAAAGGCAGCGGAGAGCCAGGTTAATTCAATTGAAGGAACAACCGCTGCATTAGATACTCTTGGCCCGATGGTTGCAGGAATTTCTGAAGCATTTGCCGGAATGGCTGTAATTGAAACTGTAACTTCCGCTTTCCATTCTATTGTTAATACCGCTGGCCTATTAGTTGGTACTTTTATAAATGGTAAAACCTCGCTTAGTGATTTTTTATCGGCTATTGCAAATGGCACAGCGAATATTCCTATTTTAGGTACGCTTACGAGCATTCTAAGTACCGGAATGACACTAATTGATAGTTGGAATAAATCGCTGTATGCTCTTAATATGGTCGGCGCAAGTTTTAATAATAGTATGGTATCTATGGTAGTGGGTGCCGCATCCGCTGGAATGGCGTTGCAAGATTATTCTTCCGTTATTACAGCCAATGCGCAAGGATTAGCAAAATTTGGTACCGTTATGGACGGCGTAAGAGTTTTTACGGGCGTCGCTAATATTACTATGAAAGAATATGTCGGCCAGTTAACAGATATGGGCATTTCGTTAGCCGACTATCAAAGAGAATTGCCGGGTATCCTTTCGTTATTTGGCGCATCTATGAAAGCTCACGGAGCTAGCGATCAGTTATTAGCGTCTAGCGCGATGCAATTAACATCGGAATTTGATGCGATGGCAAAATTAACAGGCCAGTCTAGAGATGAGCAGGCAAAACAATTACAGGCATTAGAAGTAGATGCCGCCTGGAAATTGAAAATGAGTCAGATGAGCACAACCGAATTGGCAAATCAAAATATGGCATTAGCCGAAGTTAATGCTACAATGGGTCCGACTAGTGCATTACTTTATAAAATGCATGTGCTAGGAATCGTGCCATTAACTAAAGATATGCAAATACTTCAGGCTACCGTGCCTGGAATCGGTAAGTCATTTGATGATATTTCTAATAAAATGAAAAATGGAAAATATGATCCTACCGACGTTGATAATAGAATTGGAGATATGTTGGAATCTGGAATCAAGTCTGGCGCCGGCTTCCAGGAAATTTTAAATGCTGTTTCATCTGGGCTAGATGACGCAAGTGCAGGGTCGATCGCAAAAATTCAAGGAGAATTACTCGCACACCAGGATCTTTATATTAAAAATGGAGTTTTTAATAAAGTTCTGTTTGATCAAAAAATGAAGGAAATAAGAGATACTCAAGAATCCGGTGATAAAATGCGATCATCATTGGCTTCCTGGAGTGCGGAATTTTTGCAATTAGAGGCGGTTTTTATTGAACGAGTGTTAGACCCATTAATGAAGGTCATCGCTCCATTAATAGATGACATCGTTAAAACATTACAAACAGAAGGTTTTAAAAATACGATAACACATGTTTTGGCGGATATAACGGCCGCGCTGGGAGAAGTTGTTGCATGGGTTATGGCCAATGGGGCGCAAATTAAGGTAACAATAATGGTTTTTTTCGCTATACTGTTTACCGTAATTAGTGCTATTGTGGGAATTGCTAGCTGGGTTGTTGAACATTTAACCTTAATTAAAATTTTGTCTGCGGTAATTATCGGTATTTTTGCCGCCATTTTAGTTATAGCCGGAATTATTTTTGTTGCTTCTAGTATAATAGCTGCGGCATTAATGATAGCAACCGTACCGTTTTGGTTAATTGTAGTTGCTGTTATAGCGGTAGTAGCAGCATTGACCGGACTGGCAATAGCTATGTGGTGGATTACTAAAAAGATGTCTTCGTTTTTACCCGGAGTTTCGGATCCGGGTTCAAAACCATCCATGCCTGCTATGCCCTCTATGCCAGGAGCAGCTTCGGCTCCTACTATTGGAAGTATGATGCCTGAAACCACGGGAGCGCCATCAAATAGCGCGAAGCCCCAGGAAATTGGCATAGACAATAATCAAACACAAACAGCCGGTAATGATCAAACAGAAATATTGTCAAATATTTTAGATCAAATTAAAATTGGTAATAATCACAACGAAAGAACTTCTCGGGCAACGACCCAGATTGCGTCGCAAACGGCATAATTATGAGAATAAATGAATTGAGATATGCATCCGCGCCGCCAGCAAAACACTCTATGTTTACTACCTTAGTGCATCGATGGGATTATACAGATTTTAATGAAGATGATAATGGAAATGAAATTAAAGTTAAATTAGGAAATATATCGGGTTTCGATTTATATTTTAGAGAAGAGCCAGGCATTTCTAATATTCATTCAACTCAAATGATTCAAATTTTTGATACCGTTAATAAAAAAATTGCTGGATTTATTGAATTAATTAAACTTAGAAAATCATATTCTATTGTAGAAACCGCGGTTGATACTCCCTACCTAGGTATTGGTTTAGCAACAACGGTGTATGCATATCTTATTAAAAATAAAAATTATACATTGTGGTCAACTGATGCCCAGACAAAAGGTGGCAAAACAATTTGGGAAAAATTAGCAAAGATTCCTGGTATTTTAGTTTTTGCATGGGATGATAAAAAGAAAGAGGCTATTAGTCTAGACAAGCATGATTTATTTGGTGAAACTGATTTATATGATACAGATGTAGAATACGATGAGAAAAAATTTAAATCTTTAGAAGCTGAACAAAAAAGAATATGGGCAGAGTTCATGAAATTTAAAAACATCCCAAAAAGAACAGCATTATGGAATCAATATAATAAATTATCGAAGCAAAAGAAGCAACTGACCAAAGATAGAACATATGTCGAGCAAAATATGACGTTAGTCGCGCAGAAGGATTAATAAATAGAATACAAGGATAAAATGATTAAATCTGAAAATTTTGGAGTTAATTTAATCTAATGAAGTTGTCGAAAATCGCGGCAATTTAAGGAAATAATTTAAAATTATGTGGAAAAAATATTTCAAATTAGCACGAAATGAATCGGGTATTGATAGTCCGTTGACTCATCGCCGAAAGTCTAATACAGGCGAAGATGCAATCGCTACAAATTCATATCCGAATATGATTCCTGAGTCCTACGTAGGCTGCCCAAATCGCATTTCTCGATACCAAAGCTGGGAAGGAATGGATTGCGATAGTGAGGTAAATTCAGCGCTAGATATTTTGGCTGAGTTTAGTACGCAAGCAGACGAGCAAAATCATATGTGCTTTACTATTAAATATAAAGATACTCCAACAGAAACTGAATCTAAATTAATTGATAAACAACTTCAGTCTTGGTATTATCTTAATGAATTTAATAAACGGGCATTTAGATTGTTTCGAAATGTTTTAAAATACGGCGACCAAGTATTTATTCGGGATCCCGAAACGTTTAAATTATTTTATGTTGAAATGGATCAGGTTATTAAGGTTATTGTTAATGAAAGTGACGGGAAAAAGCCAGAGCAATATATAATTAGAAATATTAATCCTAATTTTCAAAATTTAACAATAACACAGGTAGCTTCGAATAATCTATATAATGTTGTCCCATCTGGGCCAGGATATTCTTCATCAGGTTCTGGTTATAATATGCCGAATAGTCCCAATAGTTCTAGTAGCCGGTTTGTACATGGGCAAAACGAGAATTGTATCGACGCAACTAATATTCTTCATTTATCATTAACCGAGGGATTAGATCCTAATTGGCCGTTTGGTAATAGTATTCTTGAATTAATTTTCAAAGTTTTTAAACAAAAAGAACTATTAGAAGATTCAATTTTGATTTATCGTGTTCAACGAGCACCTGAACGTAGAGTTTTCAAAATCGATGTTGGTGATATGCCTAGCCACATGGCTATGCAGTTTATGGAAAAAGTTAAGAATGAGATGCATCAACGGAGAATTCCTGGAAGAGCCGGTAACGAAAATTTCATGGATAGTTCTTATCAAGGTCTTCCTCCGAATGCAGATTTCTTTTTCCCACAAACCGCTGCAGGGCGAGGCAGTTCTGTTGAGATTTTGCCCGGCGGTTGTTTGGAAATGTCTACTATGGTTCCCTTGCTTGATGGTAGAACATTATCATTGACTGAATTAACAGATGAATTTAATTCCGGAAAAGAAAATTGGGTGTATAGTTGTGATCCTACGACTGGTCATGTAGTGCCCGGTATAGTTTCATGGGCGGGTGTTACACAGGAATCTGCTAAAGTAATGAAAATTACGCTTGATAATGGGAAAACTGTAACTAGCACGCTGGACCACAAATTTCCAATATTAGGTCGTGGATTTGTCGAAGCGAATAGTTTAGTTATTGGTGATCGATTTATTCCGTTTAATACGCAAAATAAAGTGATTTCAAAAAATGCAAAAAACCAATATACTCAGGTTTATCAAAATGATAATAAAAAATGGGAATATGTACATAGATTAATTGGGCAAACATTACCGCTAGAAGATTTTGTCTATAATGATGACTTTAAGGATGAAAAAAAGGATGTTATACATCACAAGGATCATAATCGATATAATAATAACCCAACTAATTTAGTAAAGATGAGTTGGAACGATCATCGTATATATCATGCCGATCATGGTTTTTCGAAAGAAGCGCAAGTTTTAGGATGTATCGCTGCCGTAGAGAAAATGAATTGGGTTAGAGAGAACGATCCTGCCACATATAAAGAAATAATGGATCGACGAAATGCTACATTAACGATTACATGTGCTAATCGATCGGAAGAAGAACGGCTGAAAATTCATGAAAATCATAGTATCGGACTTAAAAAATATCTTTCAAGTCTAACACCAGGCGAAGCTGCTGCGAGAGGAGAAATTTCTAGAAAAAATATTAATAATGCCTCGGAAGAATTTCTAAAATTATTAAAAACCGATAGTGAATGTTATGCTGCATGGTATTCAGCCAAAATGAATGGATGGAATAAGTTCAAAGAAAGTCCAGAATTTTTAGTTCGTAATGCTCGAATTGGCGAATCACATAGATTGAGAAAAAATGATCCGGCCTATATAGCTTCAAGAAAGAAGGTTTCCGTCACACAAAAGATTAGATGTGATAAAGATATACTCGACTATATTCAAGGATTATTAAGAGCAAATAATAAACTTAGACTAGTCGATGTCGTTAATAATATCAATTCTAACTCAACAATTTTAGGTCATTATCTTGATATTAATAAGGATATTAACGCAGCCAATTGGAATAATGATCGTATAACGTCTACTCAAATTAATTCTGCGGTTAAGAGTATCGGATATGCGAATTGGAGGCAATTTAAAAAAGAAGTTAAATTTTATAATCACGCAATTGTTAAAATTGAATTTTTAACCGAACCAATACAGGTGGGCACGTTAACTATTGATAAAGATGAAAAATATCATAATTATCACACGTTTGCGTTAGCTTCTGGTATTTTTACTAAAAATTCTAATTTAAACGAAATAAACGATCTTTTGTATTTTAACAATAAGATGATGCGTGGCCTTCGTATTCCTAGTAGTTATTTGCCAACCGGTCCAGAGGAAAGTTCCGCAACATTAAACGATGGTAGGGTGGGAACGGCATTAATTCAAGAATTTAGATTTAATCAATATTGCCAGAGATTACAAAAACTTATTTGCGGCCCATTGGATGTAGAGTTTAAAGCGTATTTAAAATTTTGTGGAATTAATATTGATTCGAGTATTTTTCAATTAGAATTTACTCCTCCTCAAAATTTTGCAAGTTATCGTCAAGCAGAATTGGATTCGGCTAAAATTAACACATTCACTCAATTAGAAGCATATCCATATTTTTCAAAACGCTGGTTAATGACTCGATTCTTAGGATTGAAACCAGATGAGTTATTAGAAAATCAGGAAATGTGGCGTGAAGAAAATATTTCACCAGAGCAATATTCGTCGGAACCATCTGATTTCAGGAATATAGGTATAACTCCAGGCGGTATAGAAGGCGACATGGAAACTTTTGGTGGAGGAGAAGATATGGGTATGGGTGAAGAGAGTAGCGAAATGCCCGGAGGATCGGAAGAAGCCGGCGCTATGGGTGGAGGAGGGAATGTTCCCACTGCCGGTACAGCCGAAGCTTCAGCCGCAGCAACTCCCGGAGCATAATAGTAATTAATTGATAAATAACTTAGGAAGGATTATGAATTTATTAGAAGAAATACAAAAATATCGAAAAATAACCGAAAATATTTCATTAACCGATATAGAATCTATTAAAGAAATTTGGCCGGACGCTGATATAGATTTAATAGATTCTATAATTTATTTTGATTATTGGTCGGGATATGAAGACTCTGCTGCATTATTAATTTTTAAAGCAATAGATGGATCGATTCAACAAGTAGAGGCGGCAAATAGTGCATCTGATGGGACTACGATGAGTTCCAATCCTTGGATAATAGATGAAACTAATTTAATTGATGCTCAGTATGAAATTGATCGATTTAAAAAAGAAATAGATAATAATTAATGGTGAATTTATGATTCTAGATGAAATGTTCGGCGAATATGATAAGGGCTATGAGAATCCGCAGGATGATCAAGAAATTCCTCGTCTTAACGATCTTAGAAAGGTACGTTTAACTCTCGGCCATATTAATCAATTGCGTAAAATTGATGATGTTCGTAAATTTGAAATGCAGCAAAACCTAGAAGATATTCAACGACAATATGGAGCTCCAGCCGCCGGCGCCGGGGTAATGTAAAACGCACGTCTAATTCCCAAATATAGATTAAAAGTGGATACTCGATGATTCTTTCAAAATTTTTTAGAGCAAACTCTTCAATTAAAGCGTTTTGGTGGAATAAAATGCCTAATTTTGGGGATGCGTTAACTCCGTTGATTCTTTCGCGGTTTGCCGATATTAAACAAGTGGAAAGAGATACCATTTCGAGATCATTGGTTACGGTTTGCGGATCAATTTTAGAATATATTCCTCCTGACTGGGATGGTTACATTGTGGGGTCGGGAAAATTATTTGAGAATTCGAGATTGGGCTCGTTTGGTTCAACTGCAAAAATTTTAGCTTTGCGCGGCCCATTATCTGCTAGAGGGTTTAGCGGTAATTTTACATTGGGCGATCCTGGTATATTAGCAAATGAATTAATTGAGCCAATTAAAAAACAATGGGATTTGGGAATTGTCCCTCATTGGCGAGATACAGAATTAGTTAGTCGATTTAAAAAATTAATTCCAAATAAATTTTCTATTAAGGTAATTAATCCTTTAGATCCGCCGTTACAGGTGATTAGTGAAATCGGTGCTAGTCGTAGAATAGTTACGTCTTCTTTACATGGAATGATTGTGGCTGATTCATTTGGCGGAATTCCACGGCGTGTAGAACTTTGCGAAAAAATGGCGAATGAAGGCGGCTTATTTAAATTTCGAGATTATAGCGCGTCAATTAGAACGCCATTTGAGTTAGGAAAAATGGTTGAACCATCTAGAGTTCTTGTCGAAGAAGTCAAATTTTCAATTTATGATGCACTTCGAGAATTAGGAAAAGTTATATGAAAATTAATTACCAACTAATTAAATTTACTATCGCAAAATTTTTTTGCTTGAAAGGCAATGGTATTAGCATTCTGGTTCCATTTTATTCTTCGCCTTCAGCTAATCAACGAACTCTAAATTGGAACTGGTTATATGAATATTGGAAATTTCATTTGCCGGGCGCAGAAATTATTATGGGAATCGATGAAAAAGTTAATATAAATAACCAACCCTTTTCAAAAGCCTGTGCGGTTAATTATGCTGCTAAAAGAGCATTGGGAGATATTTTTGTTATTGCGGACGCCGATGGATATATATCAACCGATTCGGTGTTAAAATGTGCTATGGAGATTAGAAAAGCAAGAAAGAAAAAACATACGCTCTGGTTTATACCATATAGAAAATTTTTTCGATTGAATGAATCTGCATCAAAAAAATTGTTACAAACAAATTCAAATAATAAATATCATGAGCCCGAAACCGATGAAATTTTAATAACTAAAGATTTTAATGGGTTGTCTGGGTCGGTCCATGGGCATCGTTATGGTGCATTATTTCAAATTATGCCAAGGGAGGCTTTTAAAATTACCGGTGGCTGGGATGAAAGATTTCGTGGTTGGGGAGGGGAAGATGTTACCGCAATGCGGGTAATGGACACACTTTACGGCCCACATAAAACATTACCGAGTTCTGTATCTCATATTTGGCACCCATTTGTAACCGTAGAAAATAACCAGAAGATTATAAGTCGTATTTGGGATAATCAAGAAAATTATAAATCTAATGGTAATTTATCGAACAGATATTTTAGAGCTCTTGGAAATGTAGAAAAAATAAAAGCGTTAGTTAATGAATGGAAAGAAATAAAAGAAAAGTAATAACAAATCTGCTTTTATATAATGGATTTATAAAATTGAAGGTAAATACAATTATAGTGGATTTAGATTTTTTAAGGAAAATACTAAATTAGCTCGCTTATAGCCTAAAAAATATTAAGTGAAAGTAAATACATCAAAGAAGTTTGTTAGATTAAAGGAGAATACAATGGCATCTAAGTTTGAAAAACTTATCGAATATGTAGTTGCAAATGATGAGAAAAAGGCTCGCCGACTTTTTCATAGCATCGTTGTTGACAAGAGTCGTAAAATTTATGAGGATCTAGATTTAGACGGCGATACTTCTAGAAACTTTGATGAAGTTGAGTCAGACGAAACTTCCCACGAGTTAGATGAGTTTGGCGGAGACGAGCAGGATGATCTTAAATCTGACGTTCTTGCTGATTCTGATCTAGAAGACGAAGAACTAACACCCGAAGTCGATGATCGTCTTTCCGATCTTGAGAACGAGTTTGATGCTCTTAAGGCAGAATTTGATGAATTACAGGTGGATGGTGACGATGAGTCTGAAGATGCTTCATTAGATACCGAAGCAGAAGATCTAGATCTAGACGACACCGAAGATCTCGACGATGACTTCGAAGATGAAGACGAATTCTCAGATGAGACCGAAACCGAAACTGAAACTGAAACCGAGTCTGACGATAACGATGACGAAACTGAAACTGAGTCTGAAGATGAGGAAGACGACTTGGATGATGAAGATGATGAAGAGCCGGTAGACGAAAGTGTTATCCGTGAGTATGTAGAAAAGGTAACCAAAGGTCTTGCCAATTCAACAGAAGAGCCGAGTACACAGAAAAAGTCTCCTGTTGCTGGTAAGAATGAGATTGTTAAGGGCATTTCTGCCAAGAATATTGCTCAGGGTGGCAGTCCTGAAAAGGGGCGTCCAACACCAACGTCCGGCAAGTTTACACCAGATGTAGTTAATGTACCCGGTGGCAAGGCCCGATTAAAGCCCGGTCCATCTGTCAAGAAAACCGGAGATAGCGAAGGAACAAATAAAAAAAGTGTTCTTTAAATAACATTGATAACGAGTAATTTAAATGGGAAGGGTATTTTACCTTCCCATTATTTTTTGCGCCGATAGTTAAATTAATAAGATTGTATAAATAATAATAGAGGTAATACTATAAATAATAATAGAGGTAATACTATGAATAAGATTCCGTTGTTTGAATATCAAAATCCCGCAACAATGATAACTGAAGTGGCAGAATCAGTTAATGCGTCTGGGCAGAAGCAAAAAGATCTGTATATGAAGGGAATCTTCATTCAAGGCGATGTTAGAAACTATAATCAGAGAATTTATCCGGTAACAGAAATTAAAAGAGCCGTTACGGCGATGAATACCTTGATTGAATCGGGGGCTCCAATTTTCGGAGAAGGAGACCATCCAACTGGTCTAAATATTAATATAGATCGTATTAGTCACTCTATTTCCTCGATGTGGATGGAAGGTGCAAATGGCTGCGGTAAATTAAAGATTATTCCTACCCCAATGGGTAATATTATTAAGACTATTCTTGAGAGTGGGTGTAAATTGGGGGTTAGTTCTCGCGGTTCGGGTAATGTTAATGAGAGTAGTGGTTACGTTAGCGACTTTGAAATTGTTACTGTTGATGTAGTCGCCCAGCCATCGGCTCCGAATGCGTTCCCCATCCCTGTATATGAAGGCCTGCGTAACTTCCGTAAAAATGGTGATGATGTTTTTGAAATGGCGGCTGAAGTTAAATCGAACCCAAAAGTTCAACGCTACCTTAAAGAAGAATTAACTCGATTCATTAATGAATTGAAACTAAATTAGGAGAAATCATGAATTTATTAGAAGAAATTCAGAATTATCGAGGAATATTAATAGAAGGGGCAGTTAAAAAAGCCCACTTGACCCCAATCGAGTTAGCAAAAAAATATCCTAGTATATTTTTGTGTACAAAAAGATATCCGAAAGCTGTTAAAATTTCTAAAGAACAGGACCCCGATTGCTATGGTTATTGGGGAGATATTAGTCATGCTAAAAATCCTCAGTTAGAGCTAGAAAAATTGGTAGTTTATAGAACTATAACCGATAATGGTCCAGATGTAGCATATGAACGAATAGGAAAAATTCTTCCCGCACTTAGAAAAGCGGTCAATGGTGATATTCTAGCAGCATATGAAAAAAATAAGTTATATGATGGATTAGCAAAGATTGGAATATTTGGCAGAAAATCAGATAAGTTGAGAGCTTATGGTGATAGATATTACGAGTCAATAAGTTTTTCAAAAGAATTTTTAAAACACACGCTTAAAGAATCTTTGGCTAATGAGGCTTGGGAAGAGCCGCTTGATGGTGGTTTACCAGAGTTATTAAAGTTCGTTAATGGTAAACTATATCATATCGATGCTTCTAGTGATATGGGTATCGAGTTTATAAACACACTTCAAACTATTCGACTTACATTAGAAAAAGAAATAGCTCAACAGCCGATTGATAGAGATCCCGGTGGTTGGAAACAAGAAGCAGCTCGTCAATTTGACGATGAAAATTCTCGTGAGGCATGGTAATATGAATTTATTAGAAGAAATGCAAAATTATCGATCTATATTAAATGAATCGGAAGATGAGTTTACTCCTCGTTCCTATAAAGAAGAGAATGAGCATATTAAGACACATACCACCCATCTTCCATTAAATGTTGCAGAGCACCCATTTGAAAAGGCTTTCAGTGGTCCTGGTAAAACTGCACCCAATTCGGAATTTACAAGATATTCTAATGGCGTTGATAAGGATGTCGCCGGAATGGAATTTATTATCACAAAATATGATCGGTTAACAAATGAAGTTGAAATTATTCATACGGGAAATACTCATCTACCTGTTTATTTTGATTTTGATAATCCAGAGCGAGCTCAGAAATATTTAGATAAATTTAATATTATTTTAAATAAAGGTAAAGAATATATTAAATAAGGAATTTTTTATGAATCTAATAGAAGAAATTCAAAATTATAAACGAGTTATATTGGAATCATCGGTGCCTAGGCCATTAGCAGGAAAAACTCCGGAAGAATTGATTTCCATTGGAAAAGAGTATGGTATTCGATTGCCACTACGTGATGCAAAAATTATAATTAAATTTCTTAATGGTCCTCAAGATGAAAATACTGTTGATCATTATTATAACAAATATGATTATGAAATGGCTGAATTATCGTCGCTTGAAACGCGTATGAAATATCCAAAAGATTTTACAGATCCGAAAGAAAAACAAGTCTTTCGAGTTATATCAGATTTAACGATTAGTAAGGTTGGCCCGGCAGATGTAGATGAATTAGAATTTTATTTGTTTAGCCCAGTTAGATTAGTAGTACAAGATATTTCCTCTCATAATCCAGAAGCATGGTTTATGAATGGAAAAGATAATTTAAAATCTACTGGATTTACTAATGTTAAAGAATTTGCTGATTGGTTAGTTAAACACGGAGTTAGACAGGTTAAAAAACCGAAGACACGTAAATATACACCATCGTATTATGATTAAGAACTGAGGAGCCAACATGGATTTACTTGAAGAAATAACAAAATATCAAAATGTTTTAAACGAGTCTTGGAATGAGAAGATGGCCACCAAGAAAAAAGATGAGGGTAAATGGAAAAATTATACTCTTTCTGAGTTAAAGGCCGAATTAGCTAAATGCAAGAAAAATCCAAATAAGACAGAAGTTCTTAAGAAAAAAGAGCATCAACTTACATTTGCCATTCGTGCAAAACAGAAAAATAAATGGGGATCGATTAAAGAATCAGTACCTACAGGATCAATGCCTTTAGGTAACGGTGGCGAAAGAATTATAACAAGTCATTCTGGGGATAAGTTTCGAGTTCCATCAGAAAAAGAAGTAATAGAATATCGCAATGCTGTTAAAAATAAAGATTGGGACAAAGTTCAAAATTTTGAGGAAAATTGGGAATTGATCGACGAATCAAAAGTAACACCGGGGCCGTTTTCAAAGAAAGGCAAATTAAAGATTGATGAATGCAACAGGAGATAATAATGAATTTAATCGAGGAAATAACAAAATATAAAAAGTTGGTTAAGGAATCTTTTGACGGCGGAGAAACATTATCAGAGTTATCCGAATGCTGGGAAGAAATGTCCGAACTAGTAGAGAGAATTGATCAAGCATTGAATCAAGTACGGCGAATTCCTGGGGGAGATCATATTGTTTCCCGTGCTAAATCATATTGGTATGCAAATATTAAAATGGCTTTAAGTAATGAGCATGAGTACATGGGAAAAGCTGGATGCACAATGGAAGATACAATCGCTGAGTTAGAAGACTTAGGTGGGGATGAAGATACCGAGTAAATTACACGAAAAATCGGCTTAATAACATATATTTTTAAGCCGGTAATAAATAAAAGCAATAGGAGATTAAATTATGTTGGATGCTCTCGAATCACTCCTTAAGAGTGGAGTAATAAATGAAGAGACTCGAACTGCCATCAATGCTGCATGGGAGGCGAAGTTAACGGAGATGAAGTCCGAAATTCGGACTAATACCCGTGAAGAATTCGCCGAGCGTTACGAGCATGATAAAAAAGTTATGGTCAAGACACTTGACAAAATGGTCGCCGAAACTTTATCAAAGGAAATATCCCAGGTTAAAGAAGAGCGCAATCAGGTATCGAAGCTAAAACTCAAAACAGTTAATGAAATGAAATCCGCTGCTAAAAAGTTCAATGCATTTGCAACACGTGCCTTGGCTGAAGAGCTAGCAGAGTTTGCGCAAGAGCGTAAATTAACAGAAGCTCATAAGAAAAAGTTAGAAAAGTTTGTTTTTAGTTCACTAGCAGAAGAGATTAATGAATTTGCAGAAGATAAGAAGACCTTGGCTGAAACAAGAGTCAAGTTAATTTCTGAAGCAAAGAATCAGTTAGCCGCACTAAAACAGAAGTTCATTGCAAGAAGCAGTAAGGCAGTAAGTAAAATTGTTGCCGAAACTTTAAATCATGAACTAACACAGTTACACGGTGATCTAAAGATTGCACGGCAGAATAATTTTGGCCGTAAGATCTATGAAGCCTTTGCAACTGAATTTACAGGAACATATTTAAACGAAAATAAAGAAGTTCGTAAAATTAAGAATAAATTAGATGAAGTCACGACTAAGTTAGCAAAGGCAACTAAGATAGCTGAGTCGAGAGAGCAGAATTTAATTAAACTAAATAACCGAGCGGCGCGGGCAACCGTACTTTCGGAATTGCTTTCACCATTAGATAGAAGTAAGAAAGCAGTAATGAGCCAATTATTAGAAACTGTGCAGACTCCGCAATTACGATCTGCATACGACAAATATTTGCCAGCGGTATTAACCAATAAGAAACAGGTTACTACTGGAAAACAGATGATTAGTGAATCTACTGGTGACAAAGCTGTTAAAACCGTAGTACCGCAGGATGAAGATTCCCTCACGGCAATTAAACGTTTAGCAGGGTATAATATTTAAGGAGAAGAACAATGGCTACACCATTATTGGAAAATCGTTGGGCTGACACAAAAAATGCCCTGCTCGAAGGACTTCAAGGTAACCGTAAGACAGTTATGGCTACAATCCTCGAGAACACCCGCAAATCACTGCTTGAGAGTGCAACTAGTGGCTCAACAGCAGCCGGTAATATCGCAACATTAAATCGTGTAATTCTACCGGTTATTCGACGTGTTATGCCAACCGTTATCGCTAACGAGTTAGTTGGTGTACAGCCGATGACAGGCCCAGTAGGTCAGATTCAGACTTTGCGTGTACGATATGCTCAGACTGAAAATGTTACTGCTCCTTATCCGTGGAATACTGGCACGACAGCAGGCGACGAAGCCCTAAGCCCATTCAAGATTGCAACTGCTTACTCTGGTAGTGCAACAACTGGACAGGCTGATTGGACTGCTAACCTAGAAGGACAGGCTGGTAACAAGATCAATGTTCAGATTCTACGTCAGACTGTTGAAGCTAAGTCACGTAAGCTATCTGCACGTTGGACATTTGAAGCGGCTCAGGACGCTCAGGCAATGCACGGTATTGATGTAGAAGCCGAAATTATGGCTGCATTGGCTCAGGAAATCACCGCTGAAATTGATCAGGAAATCTTGGGTTCATTACGCGCATTAAGTGGCACAGATCAGACTTTTGATCAGTCATTGGTTTCAGGTACTGCTACTTATGTAGGCGATGAGCACGCGGCACTTGCAGTTATGATTAACCGAGCAGCTAACTTAATTGCTCAGAGAACACGTAGAGGTGCAGGTAACTGGGCAGTTGTAAGTCCTACGGCACTAACTGTTCTTCAGTCAGCAACTACTTCAGCGTTCGCAAGAACAACTGAAGGCACATTTGAGGCGCCAACTAACACTAAATTTGTAGGAACTTTGAATAGCTCAATGAAGATTTATGTTGACGGCTATGCAAATGACGCAATTCCAGTATTGGTTGGTTATAAGGGCGCAAGTGAGTCAGATGCAGCGGCTTTCTACTGTCCATATATTCCTTTGATGAGTTCTGGTGTTGTTCTTGACCCAGTTACCTTCGAACCCGTGGTCTCATTTCTCACGAGATATGGATACGTTGAACTAACAAATTCCGTTAGTTCTTTGGGTAATGCTGCCGATTATTTGAGTTCGATTTCGGTTGCAAATTTGAGTTTTTCATAGTAACCAGCTTCAAACGTTACACTAACAAAATGTCCGATAAATTTAAATTTATCGGACATTTTCTTGCTCGAACACAAATAAATCTTGCATTTTAATCTCTTATATGGTATTATATGAATAATATAATAAATACACATATATTATATAGGAGAAAATATGATTTCATTAATTCAAGAGCTAGTACAAAAATATAATTCAAAAAGTTTTCATAGATTAGTACATTCGAGGCCGGAACTTCGAAAATTTTTGGATAATTGGAATAATACAAGAAATTGTCGTAATATTAATGAGCAATTTTATTGCATTACTAGGAATATTGAGCCATCGAAATGTGATTGCGGTGAGAATTTATTGTTTAATACATTTGAAAAAGGATATTGGAATACATGCGGATCGAAAAAATGTAAATCTGCAAGTCAGGCAGAAAATTTATCGAATTTTTGGAAAACTCATCCAGAAGCAGTTCAGCAAATGGTTGAACATCGAATGGAAAATATGGAAGAGACCTATGGTGAAGGCGTTACTAATGCAGCACAAATCCCAGAACGAGTTGAAGAATTCGAACGTCGTAAAACTGAACGAGAATTAATTAGACGAGCTTGCTCGGAAAAATATAAGAGAGGAAAAGAACGACTAAAACAAGAGAAAATCCAAAAAGTAATCGATAATCGGATTAAAACCCGTAGACAATATAGTTCGAAATATCAAAGAGAAATAAATGAAATTCGACCATATACATATCTACTTAAATTTAAGCCGACCGGCCAAGTTTATTATGGAGTTAGAACTAAAAATATTAAATTAGGTCTAACTCCGTTGCAAGATTTTATGTTTAATTATACTACTAGTTCCAAGCAAATTAATAAATTAATTAAAGAATATGGAATCGAATCATTTGAATATGAAATAAGACGAACTTTTGA